CTACATTTGCGTTCTCGCTAATTTACCTACAACCTTGTATAAATGAATTACATCATTATCTATGTCAATTTCCATATCGGGATATTTTCTTTTCCCATCCGGATTGGCTATATTGTTGTAGGAAGACAATATTGTTTTTTTTCGCTCGTAGTCGATATGAATCATTTTAAGAAGTCTGTCTTCTTTTGTTATAATCATATACGGCTGTCCATTGTCTATGTTTCGTTTGTCTTTTATTTCACGGACAAAGATTGTATCCCCCGACATATACATATCGTACATAGAATCACCATATACGGTTATTCCATAGCATCCAGTAAATTCTGGTATATTCACATATCCAATAACCTTGTTTTCATTTCCGTCAAATCCAATTCCATGTCCTGCGCATACACGTATATCAAGTATTTTAATATCTTTATTCGTGGTTGGAGTTTCAGTGATTGACGAATTGGTATTAATTGTCATGTTGCCAATTCCAGTTATTAACCAATTTATATTAAGGTCAGGGCAAGCAGACGCTATCTTTTCTATTGAATCTGCATTAAAGCCCGTTTTTTTGGCAATAGCTCCACGAGATAAACCAGCTGATTCTTCAAAAGCGGTTTGCCCAATCCCTTTGATTTTTAAATATTCAACAAATCTTTCTTTTGTGCTCATCTTTTTGGGGTTTTACTGTTATTTTTCAGTATATTTGTGTCGGAATCAAGTTGCGGATGATTTCGACTAATAAGTTTAACTGTTCCCGTAAGGGACTATATAGGCGACTAAACTTCAAACCGCAACTTTGGAGTTGGTCGCTTTATTTTTTTTGCTATGATAGAAGCCTTAATAATGTATCTATGCGGCTTAATTCCTTGGATTGCAATTATTCTTCTTGGAATAGCAAGGAACCATGAGGATAAAGATGAATAGCTTTATTCATACGATGGCAAATTCAATAGCGCATTGTAAACCGTAATAGCCTTTTCGTCAGATATTCCTATCATTCCAGTTTTTAACTCATCCATGTACTTCATTACTATTTCGCATTTATTGATACAGTTTGTTTTCTGTAGTATATCCACTGCCTGCTGTAAACTGATAGACACTAATTCCCTTTCTCCTAATTTATTAGCATCAATTGCTGCAAGGCAAAATACACAAAAAGCTTCGTTGTATTCTTCATTAACAATATAAATATTCCCCGTTGTAAATCTTTGCATTGTTCTTGTAAGAGACCTTAAATCTTCTTTTAGCTGGGAATTACTATCCTTATACAGTTTTCGTTCATCCTCAATTTTTTCCTGTACTCTTTTATCTATAGTCAATATTGTGTATATCTGTATCCCTAAAATCGCTGTTATTCCTATTCCCATGACTGATATACAGATTTCTAATGTTTTTTGAAGCGATACAGAGTTACTGTTGTGCATAGAGTAAAGTGATAGAACTATCGCAATAACACTTAATCCAAGTGCTATCCACGCTATCCAATTTCTATTTCTGCCTTCTTTCTTCATATTATAATAAGGTATAACCTGCTTCAATAGTTAAATAGTGTTGTTTTACTACTATTTTTCAGTATTAGATTCTTTTTACTGAAAAATAGTAGTATATTTGCATTATCAAATTAAACTGATACAAAGAAACGAAGATTAATTCAGATTTCAAATAGTATAAACATATTAAAATACACGATTATGAGAACAAGAGAATTTTTACACGAAGTAATGAGCCTTGCTTGGCAGTTCGTTAAGCGTAATGGCTACACCATGAGCGAAGCAATGAAGGTCGCTTGGGCTAACTTGAAGTTGAAAGGTGAGATGAAAAAGAAGATAGTGAAGTTCTACTTCAAAAAAGTGGACGGTTCCGTTCGTGAGGCATACGGTACACTAAATGAAAAGCTGATGCCTGCCATCACTGGTACTGACAACAGAAAAAAGAATGATACCGTCCAGACTTACTATGATACTGAACGCCAAGAATTCAGATGCTTCAAAAAAGCTAATCTGATGTCAATCGCATAAAAGATATGGATATGAATGCTTACACGATTAACCAGCAGTTGGATAGCCTTTATAAAGATTTAGAGGCTGCCCATAACAATGATGAAGAGGCTGTCTGCCTGATGTTCAATGCTGATAGCAAAAAAGAAGCTATCCAGTTGATAACGGATGAGATAGACAGTTTGGAAGATGCCTTAAAAGGTTTTGAAACTTGTGAAGATGATGGCATGGACTACGATGCTCTATGCCGGGTACAAGGTATCAGCCGATACGCATAATACACGATTATGCAACGCACGACAGCCCTACAGACGGATTGAACGGCAACCGATAGCGAGAATCGGGTAGGGTACTATTGATTAGTTCTTTGAAATTCTGTAAAAGCAATTACGGTGTAATTCATAAGCCGTTTTTGCCAACCAAAGATAACAAACGCACATAAGCAAGTTGGAGCTTGTGAGCTGTGCAATGTTTAACAATTAATAGAAGATACCGCAAAATTACGTCCTTGAGCAGTAAGCATACAGGTTGGGCGTCTGTACTATCTTCGACAATATAGCCTGTACAGAACTGAAATACGGTTCTACTATTCGATTAGGGTACAGGCACAAACTTTAATTTACACGATTATGAACGGAGAAAACAAAATGGAAACAGTAGAAGTGAAACATGAAAATTTGCAGGAATTATACAAGGTATTGACGAATTATCCTGTAATCTCGAAAGAACAGGTGATTCACGAACTTCACAAATGCTTCGGTAAAGAGGCTTTTAAGCTGAAAGATGTAACGGAACGTATAAAGACATTCGAGGATGCTTGCAAGGAACTCGGAGAAAATAATCCGCTTATACACGCATGGAAATCATGGGACCTTTTTGGATTAAGAAATCAGCCCGATGTAGATGCTTACCTTAAACTCCGCATCATTGCTGCCGCACTTAATGAGGGTTGGGAGCCACAATTTACAACGGATGAATTACGATACTTCCCTTGTTTTGTCCTTTACCTCCCAATAGACGAAATGGGTAATGAACCGAAGTACCGTGTAGTGAGTCGGTCGCCATTCTATGCGAATGCGAATGGCGGAATTGCGTATGCAGGTACGAGTATCGGTGTTTCTAATCCGATTGCGTACATTGGTTCTCGGATTTTCTTTAAAACAAGAGAACTTTCGGAATACGCAGGCGTGCAATTCATTGACATTTGGGCTGATTACGTATTCAATTCATAGAGAGTTTAAGTAAAAGGCAGTAGGATATTTAAATATTTGCTTTTGGCGAAATAATGAAATAGATAGATATGGGAATAGTCGAAAAGAAACTTCGCACGATGGCTATCCGGGCTTTGTGTCAGGGAGGATTTATGAAAGTGAACTGGTGTATGCGCAACGAAGTGAAATACACTATTGAATCAATTAATGTAGAGGTGTTGATTGGAACTCCTGATGAAGATTTCAAGAAATATCGCGGAGTTGGCGATAAAGTTCTTGTAGAGATACTTAAAATAAGGGATAAGGTTAAATCACTTTATAATTATGATTAAATAAAAACTGTTATGAAACATAGGCGAAAAAGCAGATTTACCGATATGGATGTAAATGCTATCTGTAAATTGAAAGACGAGCTTATCCAATATAAGCAAGCATACAGATTTCTGTTTTATTCAATTATTAATGCTGAAGCAGGCAAAGATATGCCGGATATCTTAGTATCTGACTTACCGGATGATAGTATAGTCCATTATGTGAATAGGACTATAAGAGAGTGGAGCGAGAAGTTATATTCAACCAATAAAGAGAAGAAAGATGATTAAAAGATTAATTCAGTATTTCAGAAAGAGAAAAGAACAGAAGTTACGCAAAGAGCTTCTTCTATCAGCTGGCGAAGATGAGAGATTGAAAACTTGGATTGGATTATTAGGCATCCAGTCTCAGCAACCCAACCATCCCGTTGATGGGGAGTAGATACATAAATTTTACATAGTTGTTTTTCTCCGAATGTGACAGTCTCAATGGCTGAAATGTGATTTACATTAATCAATACAATCTCTTCCCCTTGGGGAATTTCAATAAACTGTTTCATATTTCTTGATTTTTAGATTTGACACCTCAAAATTAAGAAAATCCCCTGACAATAACGTGATGTTGCCAATCGAATTGGTTCAGGGGAGCCAACTAATTTATACGATTATGAAAACAATCCAATTCATTTTATCCATATTGGTTAGTATATGCGCTGCCGGTATGCTTTACGGGGCTATCACTACTTACAGTCCTATGAAAATATTCTCTGTCACTATAATGGGTGTTATATGTGCCGGATGTGCTTTTCTAATAAGAATCTCTTATAAAGAGTTGAAATAAATGACAAATTGTAATACCGCTAAAAGGTAGACCTCAAATCCGGCACAAGGCGCATGGGTATGAGTGCACAATAACCTTGTAAACCAGCCGGGCGGTAATTTATGAAGTAGCATTGTTGGAATGCGTGTAAGCAATTAATTGTTGGTATTAACTCATATTCTGATTTCTATATTCATCTGGCTTACAAGAAGTAGGTTCGACTCCTACCTTTTTAACGATGTTTTAAACTTATACGATTATGACAGTGGAAGAATTAAGAGGCATGACGCATGAAGATTTAGTAAGGCGTGTGCAAGAACTGGAAGAGGCTAACGAAAAATTAGCTGAAGAGAAAAAAACATGGTATAAATCTTGGAGTGATTTGCAACAGAAGTTTGATCATTTCAAGAATGCGGTTAAAAGCATTGTTCTGATAATAGATTAGATATTCGTGTTTTATTTTGATGTTTGTACTGGGTGTGCCGTCCGTGAGGATAGTGCACCTTTTTTAATCGGATGGTTAGCTTATCGGTTAGAGCTTCGTGCTGTGCAACCAATTGGCACGATTGAGAGGGGTTCGATTCCCTTACCATCCACGAATCATTAATTAAATTTTATTCTTATGGCAAAAGAACTGAAAGAAAGAACAGAAATCAAGAAAAAGCTGAAAAAGAAGAATGACAGAATCAGCTTTGACTTTAGCGACAAGCTTGCCGGACAGCTTCGCAGGTGTACCGCTGATCTTAACAGGTTGGCAAGGATTGACCGGATAATAGACAAGGAGCAAACGTTGTATTCGGTGGACACTAACAGGGAAGCCGGATATATTGAGGTTATCCGCAATTATTAATCAGCCGACTTACACGATTATGAGGAGAGTTTTTAATGAACTTACACCTGAATGCGAGATTACGGCACGAATGTATGCACAAGGGTATGAGAAGAAGGAGATAGCCGATTTGAAATGCAGGGCTGTGAGCACAATAAACAACCAGTTGCAGAAGGCTTTCGAGATTCTTCATGTAAGAAATGGAAGAGAACTGGCGACCATGCTATATGAGCGTTTGGCTGGCATGAAATTCACTATGGATTTCCCACCAATAGCCCGTTCTGTTATCGCCTGTTGTTTATTATGTGTGTTTTCAATTACGTTTTATCAGGATTTCCATTCGGATATGCGTAGGGCAAGACGGATTAGAGAAGAGAAAATAGAATTTCTGAAAGATATGATATGAAAAGAGGAAAGGTTGAATCCGTACAGAAACTTTGGCTTAATAAGGATGAAGCGATGGCTTATTTGGGGTGTAGCGTTGATTACCTTGATAAACTTAGGAATAACGCCCAGGTTTCATTTGCCAAAGATGGAAAAATGATTTGGTACAATTTGGAGTCGATCAATAGATTTTTGAATAGAATGAAAGTAATATAAACCCTTTAAATTTTACGATTATGAGTCTTATTAAAAAATCAAATGAATTAGTAATTCCTACCACTGTAAAGATGATGATTTACGGTCAGGCTGGTATGGGAAAATCAACAGTGGCATTGAGCGCACCGAAACCGTTATTATTGGATTTCGATAATGGCGTTAAGCGTATGAATATGGCGCATTTGGAAAACATAGATACTGTACAGGTCACTTCATGGAGTGATGTTCAACAGGTCTTGCAAGAGGACTTATCCGCTTATCAGACTATTGTAGTAGATACCATTGGCAAGATGATGGATTTCATCATTACTTATAAATGTGGCAGCCGGCAACCGTCCATCAGGGATTGGAGCGGTATCAATGCAGAGTTTTCATGGATGACACGAACACTTTCGGGGCTTAACAAGCATATTATTTTCGTTGCCCATCGTGACACAAGAAAAGAAGGTGATGATACGGTATTCATTCCTGCTTTGCGTGAAAAATCCTACAACTCTATCGTTACTGAACTGGATTTGCTCGGTTATCTTGAAATGAAAAGCGAAAGAGGGGTACAAAGACGTACCATTACTTTCGACCCGACTTCAAGAAATGATGGTAAGAATACCTGCAACCTTCCTTCAGTAATGGAGGTTCCTACCATCCTAGACAAAAACGGTAATCCAACCGCCAAGAACGACTTTATCACTACCAAGATAATCAATTCGTATTTGGGTATGCTTGCAGCGAAGAAAGCGGCACAAGAAAAGTATGATAAGGTGATAGAGGAAATCAAAGAAAGTATCGAATTTATAACTGATGCCAAGTCCGCTAATGAGTTCGCTGCCCAGATTAATGAGTTTGAACATGTTGGTAGTTCTTTGATGATGGCGAGAAGTTTGTTTGCTGCAAAGGTAAAGGCTTTGGGACTGATATTCAATAAGGAAACTAAAATATACTCAGATGCAGCCTAATGAGATTTGGAAAGACATTCAAGGTTATGAAGGACTCTATCAAGTAAGTACCCTTGGTAGAGTTCGCTCTTTAGATAGGCTTATTAAAAGCAGGTATGGTAATTTTAGAAAGATAACAGGAAAGATAATTAAGCCTAATAAAATATGGAGTGGATATTTACGAATATCACTATGGAAACAACAACAAGTTGAATATAAATCTCTTCATAGACTTGTTGCCGAAACGTTTATTCCTAATCCGCAAAATTTACCATGTGTAAATCATAAAGATGAGGTTAAAAGCAATAACTCTGTTTCTAACTTAGAATGGTGCACATGGAGATACAATGCTAATTACGGAACAAGAAACGAACGGTTTAGCAAAAAGAAAATAAATCACCCGAAGATGTCAAAAGCCGTTGTTCAGTGTCGAGAGGATGGTACGTTAATAAGTACATTTGAAAGTGCTAAAGAGGCTGAAAGACAAACGGGTATTAACAATGCTAATATTATCAGTTGCTGTATAGGTAGAAGAAGCTTCCTTACAGCAGGTGGTTACAAATGGAGGTATAAGAATGAGTAAAATATCTTACAAAATATACCCAACGTTGCTGGATTCTTATCAAAATTATATAGATAGTGATAAGATATATCAAAAATATTACGCTTTTTCTGATAATCCCCCATGCGATGAGGATGAGTTTAGGGAAAAACAATTCCAATCTCTTATTGATAGGATAAATAGAGTACCTTTCGATAGTGAAGCTGCTGATAGAGGAACGTGTTTTGGGGAAATAATTGATTGTATGATTGAGAACCGTAAATCTTCTATAATGGAAATTAGCAAGGCATATCACGATGACGGAAAACTTTACGGGATAAAAGCTGTTTACAACAATCGCACTTTCACTTTTCACATTGACCTTTGCCGCGAGTTTGCCAACTACTACAAAGGAGCATTAACCCAACAAAGAGTAGAAGCCATCTTGCCTACTGCATACGGTAGTGTATTGGTTTATGGTTTGATTGACGAACTGATGCCTACCAGTGTTCATGACATCAAAACAACCGGTAGTTATACCGTGGGAAAGTTCAAAGATCACCACCAGCATTTAGTTTATCCTTATGCTTTGATGCAGAACGGTTCGGATGTACGGACATTTGAGTATAACATTGTAGAGTTCAACAAAGGCGGTTATGTGGTAGATACCTATACGGAAACATACGTTTTCAATCCTGAACGTGATATTCCTATTCTTACTAATCATTGTGAGGAATTTATCCGGTTTTTGGAAGAAAACAGAGAACTTATAACCGATACCAAAATTATATCAAATAATGAGTAGTGAAATTTGGAAGCCTATTAAAGATTATGAAGGTCTTTATGAGGTATCATCTTTAGGCAGAATAAAATCTATGCCTAAAAAATTTATAAGAAACGGAGCTGTAACACATTTTGAAGAAAAGATATTAACGCCTTCTGATAGTCATGGGTATCGTTCTGTTGTTCTAACAAAGAATGGCATTCATAAAACGCATAGCGTTCACAGATTGGTGGCTTTAGCTTTCATTCAAAATCCAAATAACTATACTCAAATAAATCATAAAGACGAAAATAAATCCAATAACAGAGTTGAAAATCTTGAATGGTGTACACATTCATACAATATGAATTATGGAACGCTCCAAGAGCGTAAGGGGAAAGCTAATGGTGTGCCAGTCTATCAATATACCAAATCTGGTGACTTCGTTAAGAAATATCCTTCGTTGAAATCAGCAGCGGTAAGTAACGGATTCCAAAGTTCACCTATTCAAAATTGTTGCTGTGGAAGAAGTAAGACTTCGTATGGATTTATATGGAAATATTAATTAAAAGATTTTTGGAGGAGAAAATTAATGGCAAATCAGATAACCGGACGGATAATCGAAATTGGACAAACTGTTCAAATACCATCCAAAAACGGTGGTTCCTCATTTACAAAACGGGAGTTTATTTTAGATGCTACCACTTACGACCCTTATACGGGAGAGCGTAGCGAGTATGAGAACATTATTCCCTTAGAGTTTTCGGGTGACAAGTGTACAGAACTTGACCGCTTTAATCAGGGTGATGTTGTTACTGTATCATTTGTCTTACAAGGGCGTTCTTGGATGAATCAAGACGGAGAATTCAAACGTATGGTATCCATTCGATGCTATAAAATAGAAGCGCGTGGCGGTGTATCTCAATCCCAACAGACAACATCGATACAACAGCCAGCGCCACAACCGACTTATCAGCAACAGCCGCAGAACTTTCCGCCTCCGGTTGATGCTAATGGCAATGTAAAGGATGATTTGCCTTTTTAGCGTATGCTGTTCGACTTGAAGAATGAATATCAAATACCCAAGTTCAAGGAGTATGTAAACAAGCTGTTTAGTGAACGTGCGGTGGTGGAAGTGAAAAAGAAATTACCTAACCGCACGCTTGCCCAAAACAGCTACCTGCATCTTCTTTTAGGGTATTTCGGTAGTGAGTACGGTTGCAGTCTCGACGAAGCAAAAATTGATTTTTATAAGAGGACTTGCAACCGTGATTTGTTTGAACGTAAGACGGTCAACAAGAAAGGCAATGAAGTAACCTATCTGAGAAGCTCTGCCGAACTGACAACGGGGGAAATGACCCTGAGCATTGACCGTTTCCGTAATTGGAGCGCATCTGTCGCTGGTATCTACTTACCAGCAGCTAACGAACAACAAATGCTTATTTACGCACAACAAGAAATCGAACGTAATAAAGAGTTTATTTGATTATGGACAAATTTTTAGGACAAGAAATCCTTGAACAGGAACGTTGGCAGTTCCTTCAGGATAATGCCGATGCAGTAGAGAAAATCGGTTATACCCACCGATTCACACCCGAAGAATTGGCGCAAAAGAAAGAAACATTAGCCGAGGTATCAATCACCATCAATGATATTGAGATTGAAAAGAAAGAGGCTATGGAAGAGTTCAAAGAACGCCTGAAACCTTTGAATGAAGAAAAGCAGGAACTTCTGGACCACATCAAGAGAGGTTCTGAGTTTGTGGAAAATGAAGAATGTGCCAAAATTCTCTACCATGAGGAAAAGATGGCAGGATTCTATAACAAACTGGGTGAACTGGTTTACAGCCGTCCCATCATGCCACAGGAAATGCAAAAGACAGTATTCAGTATTAACCGTAAAACAGGAACAGATAATTAATTATGAGCGAAAACAAAATTAACTTGGTTGTGCCGAAAGACTACAACGGCGCACCGATTGAAGTAGTATTGAGAGAAGGCAAAGCGTCCGTAGCACTTGACCCGAAAGAACCGAAAAGAGTAGTTATCAATGGAACGATAGATGCACCTTTCAGATGGCTGGAAAAGCGTGTCGAACTGATTAATCAGAAATCCTCAAATATCATTGTCAACCGTGACAAGATGGGACTGGCATTGACTATTGATGAAACCAATTTCTATCAGACAGAAATCAACGGCATATTACAGGCTTCAAAAGAAATGATGGAGTTCGGCATCAATACAGATAAGAAATGGGAGCCCATCAAGCTGTCCCAGTTCTTCAAGATGCACCGGGCTTTCTTCAAAGACAAGTCCGAGAACATGACCTTGGTTTCTACTTTGAAGAATTTCAAGGCTAAAGTAAATCAGGATATTGAGCGCAGCAAGGAAGAGAATGGAAGCAAGACAGACAATTACTCGCAAGTGGTAGATTCAAACCTGCCGAAATCATTCAAACTGAACATTCCTCTTTTCAAAGGTTTTGCCAATGAAGAAATCGAGGTTGAGATTTACGCAGATGTGGATGGTCGGGATGTTTCTCTTTCCCTCGTGTCTGCCGGAGCGAATGAAGCCATCGAGGAATACAAGAACAAGGTGATTGATACTCTGATTGAAGCAATCAGAGGCATTGCGCCTGACATCGTAATCATCGAAGTATAGATTTCGTTTACACAGGGATAAAATAGTCACAGGGCGCTAAGACTAAATGAGCTGAAGTTCCAAGTGCGCATAGGAATGGAAGCCATCAAGACCGTAGCTGTAAATAACAGGTTAAGTAGTTTAAAGATCGTAGGATAGTCAATCTACGGACGAAAGCGAGAAAGCAGACGATACTTGTGCAGGTTCGACCCCTGCTTATCCCTCATAAATGTGAGCCACACATAAATGGCAAGGGTTAGTGAATAATGGTTGTGCCCCGGAGAATGCGCTTCGGGGCTTTAATAAAAAACAACATGGAAACTTGGCAAGAAGTGACGGATTTAAAGACGAGCATCATAAGACACTTTCAAGAGGAAGTAGGTGCTTCGTATGATTTTAGAGATATTATAGACAATCTGGATGACGATGAGGTTCTGGATTCTATCATAAGTGGCAGAAAGCAACAACGTTTTAATTTTAAAAGATAAGATATGCCATACTACATAAAACGAAAGGCTAAGAAGAAAAACAAGCCTTTACCTCTGTTTGATAAAGCAGGGATAACAGTAAAGAAGAAGCCGGATTTGAAAGCTAAGCTCGACAAGGAGTTTTCCCTTTTTATCCGGCTTCGTGATTGTATGCCAAACGGTTCCTTCCGATGTATATCATGTGGACAGATAAAGCCGTTTACACAAGCGGACTGCGGTCACTATTTCAGTCGCACACATTTGGCTACACGTTTCGATGAAGATAATTGCCATGCTGAATGCCGACACTGCAACCGGTTCAAAGCTGACCATTTGGAAGGCTACCGGGTTAATCTGATAGCTAAAATCGGGCAACAGAAATTTGACTTGCTGAAAGTAAAAGCTGCTGGTACTTCTAAGATGTCAGATTTTGAGTACGAGCAACTAATTAAGTATTACAAAGCACTCAATAAGAAATTACGAAAGGAGAAAGGAATATGAAATCCACTATCATTGAAGAAGTTGAATATAAACTCACACCGATAAAAAAAGAAAATAAGACAATAGCTTTATTTATCCTCACTATGCCCAAAAACAATTCATGGAATGGTAAATGGACTGGAGAAGGAAATTTATATGCCTATTCGCAGGTTGCATTTAGACGTGGAAAGCCAATCTATTCAAATCTAAAAGAAGGAAACTTCTATTATGATTTTGGCGATGGATGGGTAGCAAATGTGGAAGTCAGATATGTTACACCAAGCGAATCTAAAAAAATAATGCGGAAATCTAAAGGTTTCTGTGGATATACTTGGATGTGCGATGAGATAATGAAACTTGGAAGAATCAGAACCGTTACAGAAAGAAGAGCAGACAATGTACAAACTACGTGATTACCAACAGAAAGCCTCTGATGCTGCCGTTTCTTTCTTCAACAACAAGACCAAGAAAACTAATGCCATTATGGTGTTACCTACGGGCAGCGGAAAGTCGCTTATCATAGCGGATATAGCCGCAAGGCTTGACGGACATACCTTGGTGTTCCAGCCAAGCAAAGAGATATTGGAACAAAATTTTAAGAAGCTCTGTTCATACGGTATTCTTGATTGCAGTATCTATTCGGCTTCCTTTAATTCAAAGGAGATAAGCCGGATAACATTTGCCACCATCGGCAGTGTGAAGAATCATCCCGAACTGTTTACCCACTTCAAGAACATCATTGTGGATGAATGTCATCTTGTAAACCCCAAAGAGGGAATGTACAAGGATTTTTTTGATGCAGTGAAGTGTAAGGTTCTTGGACTGACAGCAACGCCATACCGTTTAAGCTCCAGCCGTGATTTCGGCTCCATGCTGAAATTTATCACTCGGACAAAACCTCATGTCTTTTCAGAGGTCATTTATCATGTACAGGTATCAACCTTATTAGATATGGGCTACTTGGCGAAGTTGGATTACTATTCAATGAATCCTTCAGGATGGAATGAACTTAACTTGAAAGTAAATACTACTGGTGCCGACTATACGGATAGGTCAGTTCAAAAAGAATATGAACGGATAGACTTCTACGGTTATCTCGTTCATATCGTCCAAAGGCTGATGAATCCCAAAGCCGGAGGAAAACGGAAGGGTATTTTGGTCTTTACCCGTTTTTTGAAAGAAGCGGAACGGTTAACGATGTCAATACCCGGTTGCGCTATCGTTTCAGGTGATACTCCTAAGAAAGAACGTGAACATATTCTTGAGGCGTTCAAAGCTGGTGAAATTCCGGTAGTAGCTAATGTGGGTGTACTTACGACTGGCTTTGACTATCCGGAACTTGATACGGTCGTTATGGCACGTCCTACAATGTCACTTGCCATGTGGTATCAGATAGTCGGTCGTGCCATCCGCCCGCATCCTTCTAAAGAATGTGGATGGATTGTGGATTTATGCGGTAACATCAAACGTTTCGGAGAGGTGTCGGATTTACGATTGTTTGATAGCGGTAATGGTAAGTGGGCTGTATTTTCTAACGGAAGGCAATTAACTAACGTGAGATTCTAAGACTATGGACGAAGGATTTTTGAGGCTAAGCCGCAGGTTTTTCTCGAATGAAATGTGGAATGAAGCCCGTACTTTTAGCAGTTGCGAAGCGTGGTTAGACTTAATTCAGTCTGCACGATTTGAGGCAACGCCCCGAAAGGAGAGTATCGGAGGTCGAGAAATCTCTTATTCAAGAGGTCAATATCCTGCATCCATAAGATTTCTGTCACAGCGTTGGAAATGGTCTGAAAAGAAAGTGCGTTCCTTTCTTGTGCATCTTAGAAAGAAAGGTATGATAACTGTTGAGTGCAATCAAGGAATGAACCTTATAACCTTATGTAAATATGAAGAATATAATCCAATGGGCACAACCAAGGACACAAGTAAGGGCACAGGTATTGAAAAGGAAATCAATGAATTAAGACAGGAATGGGCACAACTAAGGGCACAACTTGGGGCACAGTCCATGAACAACAATCTACCGCAATCCGAACTTTTACAAAAATCAGGGCACACAGAGGGCACAAATATAAAGAAAGAAGAAAGAGAGTATATAGATATATCTCTACATCAAAAGAAAGAAAATACTCCTGACGGAGTATCAAAGAAAGACAAGCTTTCTTCGCCCTCCCCCTCTGAAAAGATTGATTACAGCGGATTGATGGAATACTATAATACCACATTCAAAGACAGACTCCAGCAGATAAGATCAATGACTGATGTGAGAAAAAAGGCTGTAAAAGCCCGGATAGCCCAATATGGGAAAGAGTCAGTGAGGAGTGTTTTCAATCTCATTCTTCAATCCCCGTTCCTACTTGGAGCTAATGACCGCAATTGGAAATGCGACTTTGATTGGATTTTCAAACAAGCAAACTTTACTAAAATATTGGAAGGAAACTATAATGGGACAAGACTTAGTAAAAATCAACAGGATAGCGAGCTGCGAAAACGTGATTCAGTTCTTGCAGTCGCTACAACCGTTAGAGAAGCTGCCGCAAAAAAGAGAAAGGAACTTGAAGCAGAGGGCGTTATTGAATAAATATCCCGATCCTGCACAATTCATTCTTGATTACAACCCTGATTTGCAGTTCAAACTTGTCAGATGTAATGCAACCCATTCAGAACTGGCGTTGAATGACAGCATTCCGAGTTTAGGGCTATTGTCTTCTACTTATGGGGATGAAACACCGATAGAATGGCTAAAGATACAATTTGGCTCATTGAATGACTTTGCAGAAGTTTCAACCAAGATAGCGAAAGAGCAACTTTCTGAACTATCGGAGATATTCCTTTCGGAGTATTATTATATAAATGCCGCTGAAATCTGTTTTTTCATAGCACGGTTTAAGTCAGGGAAGTATGGGCGGTTCTACGGTTCAATAGATCCATTGAAAATAACAAGTGCGATGCTGGACTACGTTTCTGAACGTCGGAAAGATATTGAACGGAAAGAGCGTGAACGATACAGAAACCAACGTGAAAAAGAGATAGAGGAGCGTGGAAATAACAGAATCTCTTATGCTGAGTACATTGAAATCAAGCACCGTGCTGATGCAGGAGATGAGGAAGCCAGAAAAATGCTGATGTCACCATGAGAATAACCGTTTACTGGGTAACAAGAAATCCGGATGTTATCGTAAGAATCCGGAAAAAGTTCAATATCCCAAGTTATACTTCCGTGAACTACGAAACAGAATGTGAAATCAAGGATGAAGACTTTTCACTGTTAGAAGAAACAGAACGAAGGGGATTTATTCAAATTAGAAATAAGAATACACGATTATGAAATCATTAAAAGAAATACTAAGGAGTTTAGAAGGTCTGTCCGATATCGAATTGTTCGTGATAGACCTTTTTTGTGGTGCCGGCGGTTTGTCCGAAGGTGTGGAAGAAGCACGATTGGATGGAAATAGATGTGGAAAGGTTGTTTGTTGTGTGAACCATGACAAGAATGCCATCCTTTCACATGATGCCAATATCCCTGATGCACTTCACTTTATTGAGGATATCCGTACACTGGAACTTTCCCCGATAAGTACTATTGTAGAACGTATTCGTCAGTTATACCCTGATGCCATGATAATGCTTCATGCTTCTTTGGAGTGTACCAACTTCTCGAAAGCCAAAGGCGGTCAGCCACGTGATGCTGATAGCCGGACACTGGCTGAACATCTCTTCCGCTACATTGATGTGATAGATCCTGATTATATTCAGATTGAGAATGTGGAAGAGTTTATGAGCTGGGGAGATATGGACGAAAAAGGGAAGCCTATCAGCATGGACAAAGGCAGGCTTTATCAGAAGTGGGTGCGCAATGTCAAGAAGTACGGTTACAACTTTGAGCACCGCATCCTGAACGCTGCCGACTTCGGTGCCTACACCACAAGGAAACGCTTCTTCGGCATCTTTGCTAAAAAGAGCTTGCCGATAGTATTCCCTGAACCGACCCACTGTAAAGGTGGCAGGCAGGACATGTTTTCTAAGCTGGAAAAATGGAAACCCGTCAAGGAAGTTCTTGATTTTTCTGACGAAGGAACTACCATCTTTAGGGAAAAGCCTCTTGCAGAGAAAACGCTTGAACGCATCTATGCCGGACTTATCAAATTTGTAGCCGGAGGAAAGGATGCTTTCCTTTCCCGTTACAATACGGTTCGCCCTCAAGACACATGCAAATCAGTTGATGAACCATGCGGAGTGTTGACTACTGAAAACCGCTTTGCAAAGGTACAGGTAAGTTTCCTCTCCAAACAGTTCAGCGGACATCCCGAAAGCAAGAATGTGTCTGTAGAAGAACCGGCAGGTGCAATCACCTGCAAAGACCACCATGTTTTTGTCTCTGCTTATTATGGAAATGGACATAATCATTCGGTAGACCTTCCAGCTCCAACGGTCACAACGAAGGACAGGATGGCTTTAATTGAAAGCCGATTTATGTGTTCTTATAACTTTAAGGATACAGGAAAGGATATTAACCAGCCTTGTCCTACACTTCTGACGAAAGACAGACTTTCTCTTGTATCTCCGTTTTTTATGAACCAATATTCTGGAGGTGGTCAGGTGTCTGATATAAACTCACCATGCCCCGCTGTTACCACAACACCGAAACAAAACTTGGTAACATGCCAGCCGTGGATAATGAATACTGCATTCTCAAATGTAGGTAGCAGTATAGAGGAACCCTCCCAGACCATTACCGCAAACAGGAAATGGCACTATCTGATGAATCCACAGTTCAACAGTGCTGGCGGCTCTGTTGATAGCCCCTGCTTCACATTAATAGCCCGCATGGATAAGATGCCGCCCTATCTAGTAGCAACAGAAAGCGGTCAGGTAGCGATTGAAATCTACGACAATGATAGTCCTATGACCGTGAAGATAAAGGAGTTCATGGCACTGTATGGCATAGTGGATATTAAAATGCGGATGCTTCGCATTCCGGAACTCAAAAAGATTATGGGATTCCCTGAAGATTATGTTTTAATAGGCACACAAGCTGACCAAAAGAAGTTTATCGGGAATGCAGTGGAGGTTACACAAGCGAGAAAAAATACTGAAGCACTTTGCAAAGTATTGAGAAAGTTGAGATTGAAGAAATCAAAAGAAATAGCTTAATGGAAAATGGAAAACTTATATTAGATGCCTGCTGTGGCAGTAGAATGTTTTGGTTTGACAAACATAATCCTCTTGCCTTATTCGTTGATAAGAGATCGGAGATAGTAACAGCCAAGGATAGAGATAAAATCAGGACCATAGAGATAAAACCGGATATAATAGCCGATTTCACCCACTTGCCGTTTGAGGACAATTCTTTCTACATGGTGGTATTCGACCCACCGCACCTGAAAACACTTGGTACAACCTCATGGATGGCTAAGAAGTACGGGAAACTGCCGAAAGACTGGCAGTTACTCATACACGATGGATTTACTGAGTGTATGCGCGTCTTGAAGCCTAACGGCACGCTTATATTCAAATGGAACGAGAGTGAGATAAAAGCTGCGGAAGTTTTGTCTGTTATCCCGTTCAAACCTCTTTTCGGACATACTACTGGAAGACAGAGCAAGACAATATGGATGTGCTTTATGAAATTGCCAATTAACGAATAACTATAAAGAAATGAATAAAACTCAAAAGAAATTGTTGGCAAGGCTTATGGCTGTTACAAACAGCCTTGGCGGAACGCTTGACGGTACTGCTACCTGTGAGCAAAAATACATTGATAGGCAACGTGCTCACAGGCTCTCATACAAGGTCATATATGGTTTATTTGGCGATAATCCTAACAATCCCTATCGTGAAGATGATATAAATAATGCCTATAAAGCTATTGAGGAAATGGAGAAACTGGTACAAAAGGTATATCCTGACCGGAGTGGCTTTTTGAAAAATGAAGAAAAACAATAACCCTCAAAACTGATTAATAATGAATTAATTCACAAATGTGCTAATATGCCAATTATCATGCGGAATAGAGCGCAGCCAATTGGCATATTAGCACATTGACCCATTGGCAAATTATTCAAAACCGAATAGAAATGAACACAACATTTGAAAAATCGTCTAATTCTACCGATGAATGGTACACACCGAAAGAAATTATAGATGCATTAGGGAAGTTTGATTTAGATCCATGTGCTCCGGTTAACCCACTTTGGGAAACAGCCACACAAATGTATAACAAGAATGATGACGGACTATCGCAAGAATGGAAAGGTCGTGTATGGCTCAATCCGCCTTACTCTCGTCCTCTTATTGAACGGTTCGTTAATCGGTTGGCAGAGCATGGTAACGGAATTGCATTACTCTTTAATCGTTGTGACTCAAAGATGTTTCAAGATGTAATATTTGAGAAGGCAATAGCGATAAAGTTTTTGCGTAATAGGATTCGTTTTTTTCGCCCGGATGGTACGCGCGGAGATTCACCCGGTTGTGGTTCCATCTTAATCGCTTTTGGTGAAGAGAATGCAGAGATACTAAGGACTTGTTATATAGCAGGTAAGTATGTACGAATCAATTAACGTAAAACAGAGAAGAAAGAGGATAATCGAGATAGTAGCGAACTTACTTTCTTTTTGGATACCAAAGATTTGTCCTACCACTATCATAGAGAGTGGTCAACAGAAAAATGGCATGGAGAACGTCTTGGGTTAAATGCAATAAAGTTTTTGATTGAAAAGGGCTATGATGTGCCAATTTATTAATTCAAATAGGAACAGATTATGAATGAAGTTAGAAAGCTATATAACGATGATGGATGCGTTCTTAAAGAGGCATCTAGCAATGACTATGAATCATGGAGTTCAGCAAGAACACTTGGTCCTATGGAAAGAAGGAAAGAATACAGAAACCTATGTTATAATTTTGAATATGAGCGGGGAACTAATATCCCTCACTGTGCAAAGAAAGGTGTATGTGATGAGGATTGCGAATACATGAGAAACTTTAAAGAATAGGATATGAAACAAACATTAGAAGAAGCAGCCAAAAGTATGGCTTACGATAAGATGCCTGATTGGGGAGGATTGCCAATGGTAGCAAAAAAATATTTTATTAAAGGCGCCGAATGGCAGTCAAAGCAATCACCTTGGATAAGTGTTAAGGAACGGTTGCCAGAACAAAACAAGCTTGTCCTTTGCAGAATGGTATCAAATGGAGCGATTGTTAGTGGTTATATCGTTGTTTCACCCGGGAGATCGCCATACGTTGCGACAGACGGAGGATTTGAATTTGAGGATTGGAACGACTACGAGTGTGACATGTGGATGCCCATTCCGTCTTTTGATGAAATACTCGAAGCCAATAAGGATGTACTTGAACGGATTAAAGAGAAAGGAGATTAATATGGGATATAGATGTCCGGGATGCGGAAAAGACTTTGGGATTGACAAGGAAGCATTGTATCATCATCTCGATTTTGAAAGCGGTGAGTGCTCTACATACGCCTATGCTGCTCTTGCAGGTGTAAAAAGGATATTAGGAGAGAAGTCGTATGCTGACAGGAAGTTACAAGATAGAAAAAGAATATCAAAATCTTATTCGCAAATAAGCCCCAACCATAATTGGATAAAACAAAATATCATCAGTGATGAAAATGGATATGATATTGTAGTTTGTTCACGATGCGGCATTAAAGCAAAACGAAGAATGAGTAGTTTTACTTTTGATATGAGACAATCCATGAAGAAAATTGAAAATTGCATTGACGAATAAATTTTATACATGGAAAGATACAAAATGATTAGGAAATGAAACAGGCATTATCAATCGAGCAGATGAAGCACTTGCAGGAGTTTGGGCTGGATACAAGCGATGCAAGTATGACATGGATGTTGTATCCTTATGAAGAAGACAAACAACCCAAATTAAGTTTACGTGAATGGAATACTTTCAAGGAACCATTTAGGATACAACATTGTATCCCTGCATTTACTTTGCTTGACGTTTTAGAATTGTTACCGAAAGAAATAAAAACAGGTACAGATAATTATTGGCTTACAATGTCCCATGATAGCGAAAAATGGTATATATGCTACTCGGAGTTTGACTACTATAAAGAATTTAGGTCTCATTCATTAATTGATGCGGCATACGATATGTTGTGTTGGTGCATTGAAGAAGAGTATGTTAAAGTTGGAGAGGATGAATAACTATGGATGATTTGACAAAAATATTATTTTCAGTAGTTCTTATAATGCTATATAACTGTGCTTGTGGCTATGGATACGAAATATCTAAAGCTGATAATGGAACTCATATAACTAGTTCTGTTTATGAAGGAACAAATGACGGAGAGGAATGGGATACCTACGAAGAAGCACTAGAAGCTGGTATTTTGGAGGCATTAAAACTTATATGATTATGAAGAAGATATTTTTCAACGATAAATTAGGATTAACCCAAGCGGTATTGGATGGTCGGAAGACTATGGCGAGACAAATTGTTCCATTTACATTTAGAGAAGATAAAATGCATTTATCTCGATACAAAGTTGGTGAAATTTATGCCATTGCTCAAAGTTATGAAACCATATTTCATGCAGGTAATTGTCCTAATGATTTTTTTGTAGATTCATCAACAATTAACAAAAAGTATTGTGGAGCAGGATTTAAAAATAAGCTCTTTGTCCGCGCTGATGCCATGCCACATCATATCCGCATTATCAATGTTAAGATTGAACGACTCCAAGATATAGATGATGAAAGTTGTATGAAAGAAGGTATAGGAAAATATTTTTTAGGATTTGATTCACCGCATACCGATTGCATGGGTTTTACATATAGTTTTGATGACTCTGGAAAGTATAAGTATCCTAATGCAAAACAAGCCTTTGTCGCTCTCATATACAAATTATTAGGCAAATGTATATGGGAAAGTAACCCTTTCATGTTTGTTTATGAATTTGAACTTATTGATTAACAGATTATATTGTTATGAAAACAGCAGAATTAATATTTAAAGGTATCCTTACCTTATTAAATGCTTGTGCTTTGATGTTTACCTTAATCTTGGTAAGCAAGTGGCACAGACGTATGGAAGACAAGATGGATAAGATAGAAGGATATGTCCACCATGTATCAGATCGTAACGATATTGTTTACATTAACCAGCTTTCGGAATTGCAAAGACTGTTGATAAAAGAAGAACGGTATGAGGAAGCCGATAATATTGGAAAAATAATTAAGGATGAGGAAATTAAATTAGGAATAAGGGAATGAAGAATATTAACTTGAACGAACTACGCGACCGTGCTTATAATACCGCTTGTGAACACGGTTTCCATGATAAGGAGCTGAGCAATGAACATCTTCTTTGTCTTGTCATTTCCGAGCTTATGGAAGCTGTGGAAGCGGACCGAAAAGGTAGATTAGGAAAGAAATGCAAATCGCGTTTTGAAATGGAATACAATCGTTATCCTGCATTAGTGGAAGAAGAAAAGCGATTTAAGTGCTCCTTTGAAAAGCATATAAAAGATTCACTTCCTGATGAATTGAGTGATGCGGTTATCCGCTTGCTTGACTTGTGCGGAATGTGTAAGATAGATTTAGAGAATGACTGCTTAGACAATGAAGTGCTTGAAGATTATTCGAGTATATTCATTGGAAAAACATTCACAGAGTCCATTTTCAATATTACTAAAAATCTTATTGATAGAGATGTAGTTTTATCACTCATTAAAATTTTCGGGCTTGCCAAACATCTTGACGTAGATTTGCTTTGGCATATCGAACAGAAGATAAGATACAATGAATTAAGACCTATGTTGAACGGGAAAAAGTATTGAATATGAAAACAATATTATTTACAATTATATGTATTATCGCCCTATTATGGGTTGGAGATCTCACAATTACATTTAAGCCGTTTTCTATATCACTTCCCGGTTGGTATAAGCCTGTAGGTATCCTTCTATTTTTTCTGTCAATGGCGGTATATATCACAGGGGATTATATCAAAGGGTATAAACAAGGTTTCGATGATGGAGTAAAGGAATGTATTGAAATACTTAAAAAGAAAAATCCATGAGCAAACTATATAAAGTAATCATTTTCGGGGAATCATTCTTAATCGGGTGGTTCCCTTTTTCTTCACACTGGTACAACAAGCTAAAGATAATCAAATGATAGTACGTCATTTTATAAGAGTTCCGGTTGGAAGTACTGTCTATTGCGACAATCAGCCGGTTAAAATACTGGAGAAAGGATATGCCCTTGCTCTATGTGATGTCAATGGGAAACGGGTATATATCACCTGCTATGATTTGGAAAAGAAACCATTCGTCAGCACGAATGGGGGAGAATGAAAAAGAGCCAACCCACGCACGACCATGAATCAGCTCTTCCTTACACGATTATGATGCAAATATACTATTTACTTTTAAAATAATCGTGTTATGGAACTGGATTTTAACAAAATAATTCGTCTTAAAAAGATTCGTATTGAGAAGTCTGAACTTTCGGAAGAAGAAAACGCTTTGACTGAACCGGTTTTAAAAGACAAGAGCCTTATCCATGAAATCTATAAAATATTTGTTGAAGTGCTGAATGAAAGAGGATGTCCCCCAAACATTGATAGTGTGACCCAGAGAAAGAAATTCATCTTTATTATCCTGTACCTATTTTCCCCAAGTTCACTTGCCGGAGGAAAAATGACTGCAGGGCTACGTGAGGAGATGTCAAGGGTATTGGGTGTTCAGTCCAAGAGTACAATTTCCGACAATTGTGCTGATGTCGTGTTTCTGTATCAGAATTATGGGGACTTTAGTGGAGATATAGAGTATCTTTACACCGAAATCGTAAATCGGTTAAAATTCAAAGGGCTAATCAATTAATGAGCCGGAGTTTAGTGCTCCGGCTTATTTCTGCTATATACAGAAATGTCTAATTTCCTTTCCATCGAAATAAGACATCGAATTGTTAATAATCAGTTGAGCTTTTTTCAAGTTCTCCACATAACTATCAAATACCCTACTGTAGTCGTTTAGTTTATCATGCTTTATAATTACTATATTTATATTTCTGACAAGAATCATTATTTGAGCCAATATAGAAAAGTCAGAACATTCCTTTCTTGTCAGAATATTTATTGCAGGGATAACAAACTCATTTTTCCATTTGTCAGTTCCGGCATATTCTCCATTTGATGTATTGATTAATGGAATAAATAATTTGTAAATTTCAAGGAAAACAGAGCCTTCGATTGTTTGTGGATTGATAGTTTTGGTACTTCCAAATAAATCTAAAAGTTGCATATAGTATGTATTCCATTCGTCCATTACTCTTTGGTTGTTTTCACAATACTTGTTATACACTTCCATTATTAGAGTTGGTGCTTTATTTAAATATTCTATTTGGTACAAAAAGTTCATTATTTGTTTTCTATTCTCATTTTCTATTTTCTTGCTTAATCCGAAAATGTATATATCTGAGAACTTTTCTAATGGGATTTTATTAATTTCTGAAAGATGAATAATACCACTTCTCCAAGGTGCAATGTTTAAATCTGTATTTGTTTTTATTTTATTAGAAAATGTTTCTAATGAATTTATATAATCTATTAGAGTTGCATTACTTTTTTCAATCCATTCATTTATAAATTGTTTATACTGTTTTAGGTTATGACTTTTATTATGCCGTCTTATAAATTCTGATATAATAAAACCAGCGAAGAATGTTAAAATAGAAATTACTAATGATATTAGTGAAATTTTTGTTGATAAATCTAAAGTTTCATACCACGAAACTTCAGCATTGATGTGATTTGACAAATGATAAGTAGTATCATTAAGCCAAAGCGGCTTGAAAACCTCATTGATACTGTCATTTGCCCATTTAAATATGTATTTTTCACCCATCATTTTTTACTTGTGATGCTATATTATTTTATTGATTAAACATTCGGATTCAATTTTATCTCCTTACCACAATGAGGGCAATGTATAACTCCCTCTTTAGGTTTATCAAAGAGTTCTGTTACTGGCACACCTAAAGCGGTGGCGATTTCTTCAAGTCGGCTTATGTTAGGATTTCCATTAAGCGACTTTGATAGTCCGACTTCTGTAATACCTATCATACCAGCAAGGTCTTTAAGCATTATACCTTTTTCTCGACAGATTTCTTTTATTCTAAAATTCATAATTAAACTATTTGTTTATGTTGCAAATATAGTCATAAAATTATATTCTGTATAAGAAAATCCACGCAATAATACTATTAGTTTAATAATTGATATTTATTAACTAATTTCTTATTGCTGATAATTATACTATCTGTATATTTGCATCATAATAATTAAACAAGTAGTATAATTAATAAATATAAAGACTATGGCAGCAAAGAAGGTTGATGAAAAGAAAACATTGAAGTATGCAGTAGCATTCTACTTCTGTACATCAGGTAAAATAAACTTCATGTTAGGCAATAAAATGTATCAGCATATAAATACTGTTTATGACCAAAGAGAAGATGGTAGAGGTTTCAATACTTGTGAAGTCGTTTATAACTACAAGGCTCAAAAGTACGAGGTTCTGAATGTAGATACAGAGATAGGCAATAAAGAGATTACAATATTATAAGTTTAACCAGCAGGGCGAAAGCCCTGCGCAATATAGAAGAATATGAAAGAAAATATATTTTTAAAAGCAGTTATAGAAAAACCGTTATTGAATAATGAACCAGAAGTTTTACACCTTTTCGTTCAAATAATCAATGAAATAACTTCTTGTATGTCAGAAGACGAGTTAAAGGGCTGTATGAACTCTTTAACAGTACAATACCCTTACTTTAAACTGTTTTTCGATTATGATTTCGGACATAATCATATGTGGGTGAAAGCATCAGGTTCTTTAGAAAGATTGATATTGGTTGAGTTCTAATCCGGTAGCTTTCGAGCTACCACAATATACACGATTATGAAAGCAGATTTAGTTTTAGTTATCAGCCCTGAAGCCCCACTGATGAAGCAATTGGGCAAAGTATTAGGTAGGTTGTGCTCTATGTGTGACTTTTCTACCATAGAAAGAGGCGAAAAGTATGTCACGATACGGCATGATGAAACCGGGCTTGTCGTGGCTTATACGAGTGAAGAAAGATTGAATGTGAAACATTAAATATTGATTATTATGGGTGAAATAGCAGATAGTTTAATTAGTGGTGAATTTGATTTTATCACCGGTGAGTATTTAGGTGAAGCGGTTGGTTATCCAAGAACGCACGCTTATGACAGACATGAATACATGCCACCGGTTGAAAAGAAGCCTACCTGCAAGGCGAATGTTTGTATAACTAACATGTGTAAGGACAGAGGTTTCAGTAACCGTGAAAAGATTGAATTAGTAGCCAAATTCTTGTATAGCAAAGGTTACAAACAATTGCCTAACCTATCCCATCAGTATAAAATCATTCACAGCCGGTACAAGAATGATTTTAAAAAGTTTTTGGTTGAACAAGTAAAGCAAAAGCAAGGATGAATAATATATTCACAATATGCTATTCAGAAGAAGCAAATGAAATAGGCCACTTCATTTTATTGATAAATGATTATGAACTCAATTAACGACGAAAGAGGTTGCAGCGTATGTCAACCCGGTAAAGAAAACTATTGCACTTACACTACCAAATTGAAAGGTAAGAGAGTAAGAATGTACCAATATGACTATCGCACTGAAAGTGGCGAACTGTTTGCTTGTTGTGCACCTACCTTAGAGGCGTGTAGAGAAAGACGGGATAAATGGCTTAGTTCACGACAATAAGCCGATTGTCGTGTATAACGATTGAAGATATTTCGTTATCTTTGGTTGTGGTAGTACCTTTGGGGTACAACCTTTTATGGTATAATTTTTTATAACGATATAGTAATATGAAGATTAGTTATAATGGGCAAGAGATAGAAGCGTATTCGCTTGTAATGACAAAAGAAAATGCCTTGGCTATTTTAAATGGCAAAAAAGACATAGAAACACGTATGCTTAGTACAAAATACGAAAAAATGTTCACGGATTTTGCGCAAGTTGACGAGAATGAGAAATTAAGAAAATCGGGGCATGAAGATGAATGCAAGCCTGTCTTAAGAACTGATATAGAGGCTATCCATTTTTATAGTACTGGTGCACCATGGACACTTGATGTTGCCATTGATGAAATTGGTATAGGTGAAGTAACAGAAGAAGGTATAAAATTCATGCACGATGAATTTGATTTTCACGATTTTGATGAACAATTAAAAGAGTTCAAGAAGAATCCACCGAAAGAGCTACCATTATTTTACTATTTACATATTTGTGAAATCATAAGTCATTCAGGTTTGAAATAATATAAGCCATTTCGGTGGCTTTGTTTGTTGGTAAAAAGATTGTTTAATTAAAAAATTAAGATTATGCCAGAAACGTATGCAACGGATGCAAGTGGTCGAAAGTATCGTACTCGAAAAGATTATGAAGCAGGTCGTTTTCAGTCTACCGGTAGAAATGCAGCTCAAAGAGCAAGAATTAACCGCCGTATAGGAGGCAGAGTTGTCTAATGAAGAAAGCGATAGATATAATTAAAGCTGTCGCAAAGAAGACTGACAGGGTTATATTGTTTCACTCGGCATCGGGCAAGGACAGTATAGCCCTTTTAGACCTAATATCACCTTATTTCAAAGAGATCGTTTGCGTCTATATGTATGTCGTTAAAGACTTATCTCACATTAATCGGTATATAAATTACGCTTGTAAGAAGTACCCTAATATGAAATATATTCAAATTCCGCACTTTGCTCTTTATTCATACAGGCGCATTGGATATATGGGATGTGTCAAAAATGAGAAGCAAAAGTTGTACAATATGGCTCAACTTACCGATATAGTAAGGGAGAAATATAATATTGAATGGGCTTTCTTTGGTTTCAAGCAATCTGATTCGATGAATCGACGTTTAATGTTACGCACATACGATATGAATGGAATCAATGAAGCACAAAAGAAGTGCTATCCATTATCGGAATATCGGAATAAAGATGTATTGGAGTACATTAGTCGAAAAAGTCTAATCAACCCCGAATCATACGGAGGGAAACATCAGTCATCTGGTACTGACATAACGGATATTAATTACTTGTTATTTCTTCGTTATAAATATCCATGTGATTTAAAAAAAGTTATAAATGAATATCCATTGGTAGAACGGAAATTGTTTGAATATGACTATGAAAGAGTTAAAACAAAGTGAAACAAGGGTTATAAAACGCTTCCAAATAAACCTTAATCCGATTAATCCTAAAAGGCATTCGGACGAGAAGGTAAAACTGCAAAAGAAAAATTTGCAGAAAGTTGGTTTTCTTGGTGGTATTGTATGGAATGAGAAATCAGGAAATCTGATTGACGGGCATCGGAGAATTAAAGCAATGGATTTGTATTACAAATATGATGGTACTCCAAGCACTGATTATGACGTAAAGGTAGAGGTTGTGAATTTAGATGATAAAGTTGAAAAGGAACAGCTTACATATATGGCAGTAGGGAACACAAAACCTGATATAGACCTTATAGCTGGTTATATCTCTGATATAGATTATACGGATGTTGGATTGGATATTGGAGAACTCAACGATATTCTTTCTATAAATACAGCTATTCCTCCTTTGTCTGATTCTTTGGATGATTTATTATCCTCTGTATCATCGTTTGATGAAATAGAAACTCAGCCTACGGATGAAAAAACATACGAGGAGAAAAAAGAACACATGAAAGCTGTTAAGCAGCAAGTAAGAGATTCGGCAATAGAAAGACAACAAAACGAGGAGGCGTATATAATGCTGTCGTTTTCTTCTTATGAAGCTAAGGAAGATTTTTGCGATTTGCTTGGTATTAGTACAGATGACAAGTTCGCTAAAGGAGAAGATGTATTGAAAATGATTAAGTGACGAAAGTAACAGATACGTGCGCCCGTGTGCAAGAATATGGGAAAGAAACCAAAAATAGAAGATTTTAGGAAGATTCTCCGTAAATCCGGTGGGAATCTGACTAAGGTGGCCGCTATTTTCAAAGTGGCTCGGAAAACTATATACCAATGGGCGAAAGACGATGTGGAGTTTAAGGATGCTATATCGGATGAGCGTGGGGCTTTAGTTGACGAATGCTTGGTTTCTGCCCGTGTCCTAGCATTGGGTATTCCCGAAAAGGATGAAAAAGGAAATTTTATTGGTTGGCGTGAACGTCCAGATGGTTATATGATTCGTTATTTGCTTTCTACATTAGGAAGAAAAGAAGGGTTTGGTGAAGAGTCAGAAGACGCTGATATTCCAACAGACATAGAGCATGGCATCAACATTGATTCTTGGATTAAAGACAAGCTGAAATGATAGTACCTCAAGAAATTTACCATCCATTATATGAGGATAAGGAAAAATTTATAATTCTTATCACCGGTGGGCGTGGTAGCGGAAAGTCTTTCAATGCTTCTACTTTCATTGAGCGGTTGACCTTTGAAATGACACTGGCAGAGAAGATAGTTCATCAGATTCTTTACACCCGTTACACGATGGTTTCTGCCGGTATGTCTATCATCCCCGAAATGATGGAGAAGATAGATTTGGACGGTACCACGAAATATTTCAAGACCACAAAGACGGACATAGTCAATAAGATGACTAAGAGCCGTATCATGTTCCGGGGTATCAAGACTTCTTCCGGGAACCAGACAGCAAAACTGAAATCCATTCAAGGCATTACGACTTTCGTCTGCGATGAAGCGGAAGAATGGACAAGCGAAGATGAGTTCGATAAAATAATGCTCTCCATTCGCAAGAAGGGTATTCAGAACCGGATTATCATTATAATGAACCCATGCGATTCCAATCACTTCATTTACAAGAAGTACATTGAGAAAACTCACAAGCTGGTAGAGATTGACGGTGTGCAGGTTCAGATTTCCACTCATCCGAATGTGCTCCATATCCATACTACGTATTTTGATAACTTGGATAACCTTTCTCCTGAGTTCCTGAAAGAGGTGGAAGATATGAAGGTGAGTAATCCTGAAAAGTATGCTCATGTGGTTATCGGCCGTTGGGCAGACGTGGCGGAAGGTGCTGTGTTCAAGAAGTGGGGAATTGTTGACGAGTTCCCGGCTTGGGCAAAGAAAGTTGCTTTCGGGCAAGACTTCGGTTATACGCATGACCCGTCTGCTTCCATTCGTTGTGGTATCGTTGATAACGCCCTTTACTTGGATGAAGTGGATTACCGTACTGGATTGCTTTCTTCTGACATCATCAAGACTCTTCGCCCATGGGGTTTGAAAGTCATAGCTGATAGTGCTGACCCTCGATTGATTCAAGAGATACACAACGGAGGAATCAAGATATATGCCGTAGAGAAAGGTGCAGGTTCTATCAATGCCGGAATTGACAAAATGAAAGATATGGAGATTTATATAACCAAACGCTCATACAACTTGCAAAGCGAGTTCAGAAAGTATGTTTGGGCAAAGGATAAGGACGGGAACTATATCAACGAACCGGAAGACCATGACAATCACGGAATAGATGCTGTACGTTACTATGTATTGGGTGAGCTTCTTGGTAAGATTCAGAAACCGAAAGATTTAACAGGAATATTTACTCACTAAAATTATAGATTATGCCATTGAATTTAGAAGAAATATTAGCATTGCCTGACATCGGGCAGAAGATAAACTACCTGAAGAAAGGTAGGAAGACTGAACTTCCCGACCGTTGCAAACTTTGGGATGATTGGAATCCGGAACGCCACGAAATCATGGTTGACAAAAAGAAGTATCCGGACAGAAAGGTTCTTGAAAAAGAAGCAGAGAAACACTTCGATGAAAAAACTGGTAAGACTTATGAAATCGAAGCAAAGTATAAGACTGAATCGGTGAACCGTATTTCCATTCCATTGGAACAAGATATAGTGAACATTCAAACTGCTTTCACGGTCGGCACAGAACCGTCTATGGATTGCACTCCGACTGATGATGATGAAAAGAAGCTGTTGGATGCGGTAAAGGCTGTATTTAAATCCAACAAAATCAAATATCAGAACAAGAAGATTGTTCGTGCTTGGTTATCCGAACAGGAAGTTGCCGAGTATTGGTATGTCACTGATGATGATTCATTTTGGGCGAAGTTCTGGAAGAAAATAAAGACTACCTTCGGGGGGAAGGTCAAGCCCACCAAGAAACTGAAAAGTGTGTTATGGTCTCCATTCAGAGGTGATAAGCTATACCCGTTCTTTAACGATGAAGGTAAAATGATTGCTTTCTCACGTGAGTATAAAAAGAAACTCATGGATGATTCGGAGGTCACCTGCTTTATGACTATTACGGACGAAATGGTTTATCAATGGGATTTGTCTAAAGGATATGAAGAAAGAACTCCTTTTGCTCATGGATTCCCAAAACTACCGGTTCTCTATGCTTATCGTCCTGAACCTTATTGCAAGAAGATAAAGACATTCCGTGTCCGGCTGGAAAAACTGTTATCTAATTATGCTGATTGTATAGACTACCATTTCTTCCCACTGCTGAAGCTAATTGGAGATGTAGAGGGTTTCATGGGTAAGGTTAAGGATAGAATGGTCAAACTTACAGGTGAAGGTGCGGATGCCCAGTATCTGACGTGGAACCAAGTTCCGGATACGGTACGTTTTGAAGCAGAAACACTCACTAATATGGCTTATGATATGTCAAACACTCCAAGAATATCGTTTGAGACATTGAAAGGCATAGGCAAGGCTTCCGGCACTGCTTTCCGCTTCATGTTTATGGGTGCACATATGGCGGTAGAAAATCACGGTGAGGTTATCGGTGAGTTCTTGCAGCGGAGAGTAAATTTCATTGTTTCCGCTTTAGGCTCTATCAATCCAACCGAGTTTAGCAAGGCATCGCAGACCATTGACATAGAAACAGAACTGGTTCCATATATGATTGATGATTTGAATGATAAGGTGACTACTGCCGTTTCCGCTGTCAGTGGTGGAATTTGGTCAACACGTGAAGGTATCATGTTTGCCGGGAATGCGGACCGCATCGAAAGCGAATTGAAAGAAATTGAAGAGGAGAGAAAGATGAAAGAATCTGAAAAGACAAAGGGGGCTGATTAGTCCCCTTCTTTAAACTTCCAGATATATCCGTAGGCTTGGCGGTAAATACCTCTACAACATTTAAGGATAAAGCTATTGCACCCATTAAAAGCTCTTGCAATTTCTTTTGAACCATGCCATTCTTTAATAAATTTGCCATCAAGGGTATATTGTAATATTGTTCTTGACCGTTTATTATCTATACCTTTGGGCTGTGGCGTACCTTTTTTACTTTCACTAATTTTCTTTCGTGTTAAAGGATTATTCATATTGCCTGTTTTGGTAACCCAATGCAAATTTACAGCTCTATTATCGTTTTTAATAGCGTTTATGGGGTCAATGTCTGGCTTATTACTTGGGTTGGGAATAAAAGCTAATGCTACTAATCGATGAATGGCTTTTCGCTTATATTTTTTGTTCTTGTATAAACAAACGTATGTATAACTATGTATTTTTAATGGTTTTAAGATATGTTCTTTCATCAACCAATCTACCGAACCGTTAAAGCAATATTTAGGTAATGCCTTTACTCTACCTAAATTTGATACTTGGTATAATCCTTCATACCCTTCAATGTCTTTCCAAATTTCGTCCATGATTATTTCATTTTAAAAGTGAGTAATAGAGGCAGCCTTTAAAGTCGTGCGAGCCGCCTTTGTATAATCGTGTTAAGAATTATACTGCAAGCATATCAATACATGCAGCATGATGATTCACGCCCTTATAATGCTGAGAGAACTCTCTAAATTGGTCTAACAACCCCATTTGTATGATAAAAGAATATAATTCATTCTTAGCTTCTTTCTCAATATCAAACCGCTTTTGTACTTCATTTAAAAAGTCACTGAATACTGGTGTTGAATGTGTATTTGAACATTCAATCTCAACTGTTACCATACTTTTCTTTTTCATAGTCATGCAATTTTAATAAGGTTACACTTCTTGAAACATCTGTATTCTTCTTTTTCTGTGTCCCAGTACACTTGCAGATTATCATTCGGCTTTCTGCCTGTGCCTTTCACTTCACCGATAAAGTTTTCTTTGAGAGTGCCAAAAGCTTGACGTAGCGTGCCATCTGTCTTTTTAAAGAAGAACTCTACTATCTTTACTTTCAAAGCCGCTTTCAGTTTCAAATTAGTCCATGCGCATTTTAATGCCTCACTCATTGAATAACCATTCTTGCGAACGAACTGCCAAGCCATTTGCATAACCTCTTTCATCTGACTTCTAAATTTTGTGCTCATACTACTTATATGTTTTAAATTATACTACTTCGTTTAATTTGATATTGCAAAGTAAAACTAGCTAGTTTAATTTTGCAATATTTAAAGTAATAAATAATGTTAAAAATAAAACTAAGTAGATTTATTTTAGCCATATAATTGTATTATGTGGTATAAATATCTAATTTTGTCGAATAAAACTATATAGTATTATGGACTTTAGAACAAGGATAAAAGAACTTTGTCAAGGGCAAGGTATAACTCAAAAAGAGTTAGCAGAAAAAATGGGAATATCTGATATAAGTCTGAATAAGACTTTACGAGGGGAATATCCGCAGTTGCAAACATTAGAAAAGATTGCGAATACATTAAATGTTCCTATTGCCGAACTATTTGAAAAGCCGAATGCCAGTAATATTATCGGCTTCGTAAAGGTCGGAGATACCGTGCATGAAGTAAAGTCTGCGGAGGATGTGAAGAATTTAGCTGGAAAATTGTAACAAATTAAATATTAAAGATATGAAATGTCCACATTGTCAGGTAGAAGTAAATGTAGATTTCTCAGAAAAATACATAGGAAAATATGGAAATATTTTTTATAGTCTATTCTATATGAGATGTCCAAATAGTGAATGTGATAAGCCTATTGTACTTTTGGGACAGGCAAACAATGCTAATCAATACCGTGACGGTACAATATCTATAAAAGAACAACATTCCTGTAATTTTAAACAACTATTCCCTGTAGGAAGCGGTAGAATGCCTGCTGCTCCTGAAGTTGAATCTAAGTTTGCTGAAGATTATAATGAAGCCTGTTTGGTACTTCCATTTAGCCCCAAAGCAAGCGCAGCCTTAAGTCGTAGATGCTTACAGAATATAATCCGTCTGAAAGAAGGTATTAAAGAAGGAAATCTCAAAACGGAGATTGAGAAGCTAATAGCAACTAATAAACTTCCATCATACATAAGCGACAACTTGGAAATAATACGTGGTTTTGGTAATATTGCTGCTCATGGAATGGAAGACCGAGCTTCTGGTGAAATATTAGATGTAGAACCTAATGAAGCAGAGTTCTTATTGGACGTTTTGGAACTTCTTTTTGATTTGTATTTTGTTCAAGCTGCTAAAGCAGCCAAGATGAAAGCTGCATTAAATCAAAAACTGACAAGCGCAGGACAAAAGCCTATACCATAAGTCGCATAGAAGAGGAGCTTGCAGAAATCAAGGAGGAACAAGGGGCAAAGAATGAGCAAATCGGAAATAAGGAACAGAAAAACGTTTCTTAGCCAGAAAAATTACGGGATTTATAATTTTGTAACAAGAGAAATAGAATAATTAGTGGTGACTCTTTGGAGTTGCCGCTATTTTTTTGCTCTTTAAATTGTAAATATTAGAATATAATTTTGAATTATAGAATTATATATGTATTTTTGTCACACGATAATTGAGTAACCAATGAGAATATTTACCGAACAAGCATTAAAAGAATATGCAGAGAACCATCCCGATTCAAAGGTCGCTTTGCAAGAATGGACTACTATTGTGAAAAGAAGTAAGTGGACCTGTTTTGCTGATATTAAGAAAACGTTTAATAGCGTTGATAATGTAGGTAATCAACACTATGTTTTCAATATCAAAGGCAACAACTATCGTTTGGTAGTAGTGATTAAATTCACTATTCAGTTTGTGTATATTCGCTTTATTGGTACTCATAAAGAATACGATAGAATAGATTGCGCTAATATTTAGGATTATGACAAAGATAGAAAATCAAGCCCAATATGAATGGGCGGTGAAAAGAGTAGAGGAACTTCTTCCATTGGTGAAAGATGATACTCCTTTGAATGACCCAAATAGCATAGAATTGGAGCTTCTTTCTAATTTGGTTGCTGATTATTCCGAAGAACATTTTGCATTGGGAGAACCAACACTTGTGGAGGTTCTTAAACTTCGTATGTACGAAATGGGGCTTAATCAAAAATCACTTGCAAAGTTGGTTGGTGTCAGCCCATCACGATTAAGTGATTATATATCTGGTAAATGTGAACCAACCTTGAAAGTTGCTCGTGAGATAAGCCGGAAGCTAAATATTGATGCAAATATAGTGTTGGGAGTGTAAACTCTAAATCTACGATAAGGTTACTATGGAAAAGAAATATCAAGTATTTGTTAGTTCAACGTATGAGGACTTACAGGAAGAGCGAAAAAAAGTAATGGAGGCACTTTTGCAAATGAATTGCTTTCCTGTAGGAATGGAGTATTTTAATGCTTCGGATTCATCACAATGGGAGGTTATTGAAAGTCTTATACGTGAGTGTGACTATTATGTTTTGATTGTTGCTGGACGTTATGGATCAATAGAGGAAGAATCAGGGAAAAGCTATACGCAAAAAGAGTTTGAATATGCAATTGAACAAGGAGTTCCGGTCATATCGTTTGTACATAAAGCTCCTGAATCTTTACCTGGTATTAAAATTGAGCAAGAACAAATCAAACGTGATAAATTGGAAGAGTTTAAGTCTTGTGTTAAAAAGAAGTTATGCAAGTTTTGGATCAATGCTGATGAATTGGCATCTCAAGTTGTATTAAGTTTGAATTCTTTGATTAAGACTAATTCTCGTATTGGTTGGGTAAAAGCGGATGAAATATCTTCGGCTGAAGCTAATAAGGAATTATTAAAATTGAAAGAGGAAAATACAAAACTGAAGCAACAGATTGATTTTCTATCTTCAAAGATTCCGGTTGGTACTGAATTATATTGCCAAGGAGAAGATAAGTTTGCGATTGAGTATATTTATGATTTAGAAGATTTATATCCAAATGAAGTGAATAAGACCTATTCGCATGAAACTACTTGGAATGAAATTTTTAAAAATATATGTCTTCGATTGGTTAGTGGGCTTGATACTCGGACTATGAAAAACCTATTGAGTGAAGGTTTATTAGGTGAAGATTGTAGCATAACTAAACGAAGTTTTGATACAATATGTATTCAATTGGGTGCATTGAAATTAATAGAGTATAAAAATGGATTATACACTTTGTCAACGTATGGTTACAATGAAATGGTTCGACTATTAGCTTTAAAAAAGTAATAGTTATTTTATAGATATAGGTGTGATTCAATTCGGTTTCACGCTTTTCTTTATGCTTTAACTTTTACCAATTTCAATTTTGTTCCATACTTATCGTTATGGCGTGACGGTTGTCACGCCTTTTTTGTTAGTTTACGACAATCAACCCATTGTCGTGTATCGTTTATCAGATTATTTCACAATCACTTCATTTATAGCGAAATTTACCGTAGAATAAATTTTAATTCATACGGTATGACAATCTTAGAACAAATTTTGGCAGGACTACAACAAAAATTCACTGGGGTGGACACTGCTATCTTAACCCGAATTGCCACCAAAAAAGCAGAGGGTGTAACGGACGAGACAAAGGTAAACTCAATTGTTGAGGGTATCAGCTTTTCGGACGTGTTAAATTCCTATGGTGATTTCCGTGCTGGGGATGCTTCAAAAACGGCAGTTACTAACTACGAAAAGAAGCATGGACTGAAAGAAGGAAAGCCAATCGAGAACCCTAATCCCAAGCCGAAACCGGAAGAAAAGCTGGACGACATGGCTACCATCATTGCCAACGCAGTGAGTGCAGCCGTTAAACCTCTCTCTGATGAACTTGCCCAGTTCAAGGCAGAGAAGTCGCAGGCTACCCGTCAAGAGCAAATTTTGGCAAAGGCAAAGGAGTATGGTATTCCCGAAAACTACGCCAAACGATGCGCCATTAAGGACGATGAGGACTTGGACGCATACTTTAAGGACTTGAAGCAGGAGTTCGCAAATGACGGCTTCAAAGGCGTGATCCCTCCCGAATCATCGGAAGAGAAGATTGAGAAAGAATCTGAATCTATCGCTAAGATGATTGACGAGGGAACGAAAACTATTGTTGAACAAAACAAGAATTAATTATGTCAGCAGGATTTAAGTATGATTTGGTTCCGCTCGTTGAGCAAGAGGAACGCTACGATGTCCAGACCGGTATTCGTAGACGTGGCCCGTTCAAACTCGACACGCAGAACCTAGTAGTGGGAAGTTTCCTTCCCGTATTTACGCCGATTTGTGCGGACTTGAAAAACAAGTTCGCTTATGCGGTAATCAACGTGAGAGTTGTGGAAGCCTATACCACCGGTGTGGAGGATTTGTCTATCAAGGTAGCCAAGAACTCTTTGGCATACGTGGGCATGTTTGTCGGAAGTGGCACTAAAGGTGCTGAGGTCGTGGCTATTGACAAGTCTAATGCCAATTACGATGTCTTGACTATCAAAGCTGCTTTCGGTGAGAATATCGCCAAAGATGCCGTACTTTTCAATGCGGTTGCGGTTGACGGCTTGAAACAGAAGCATGTAGCAAATTCAGCTCTGTTTAACCGTACAAAGGTTGAGGACGGGATTACGCTGGTTTCATTGCTTCGTACAGCCGCAGAGATTGAGCCTTCAAAACTGGTTATGCCGTTCTCCGAGAACGATAAAGCCAACATGAAGGGATGGTTTGAATTTAACGAGTAAGGAGGTAGGATATGTTTTTAACGATTCAAACATTATTCGATGATGCGAACATTGTTTCCGCTATCATCAGACGTGTGAACCAGACACGCAAGGACACAATCTATTGGCAGCAGTATCTTACTTTCCGCAGGGTAACTACCCGCGTGTTCAAAGATTATATCGGTTCTGTAACCGGAGTTATGGCCGGTTCTATCAATTCACGTTTTGGAGAGAAACCCATCCGTGAACGTCGGAACATCGGTTCCGGATATGGTGAGATTGCCTATTTGGGTGATGCTTATCAGATGTCTATCGACCGTCTTTCTGAATTGCAGGATTTGATTGACAAGTTCAATGCAGCTAAACCGGCAGACCAAAAAGCTGCAATGGAAGAGATTGTAAATTTCCTAGCGGATGATTACCGTCAGATTACCCTTGCTGCTCACAAGCGTATGGATATTATTCTCGGTGCGCTGTTGATGCTTGGTGAAGCCACCGTTTACAACAAAGACGCTGCAATCACTTCCGGTCAGACCAATAATAAACTGCTGGAGATTACCCTTCCGTTCAATTTTATCAAGCCGAAAAGTGGAGATGTGGTTGTGGACGGAAAGAATATGTTTATCTCTTATTTGAGAGAGAAACTTCATTCCTTGGCACCGGACTATGGCGTTTATGCCAAGATGGTTATGACTCGTGCATCTTTCAACAAGTTTGTTCTTGGTTCATCTGAATTTGGCGAGCAATATAAGATGATTCTCGGCACTAACGAAATGAAGTTGAGCACGGGATTGGTTTCCTCTTCTTTGGCTTCCGAAGTGTTCACAGGTATCGGCCTGCCACGTATTGAAATCAAGGAGGACTATGTGAAAGACCAGACGGGAAAGAACGTGCAGATTTACGCGGACAACCGTATCACTCTGTTACCTTCCGACCAAATTGGTTATATGCGCCACCATACCCCGTATGAAGCGACCGACCCCGTTCAGGGGCGTACTTACGTTCCGTCAGAGGGGCAGATGCTTATCTCCAACTACCGCGACAATAACGGCCGCTACATGGAATATACGGCAGAGTGGATTCCGCAGATTAGTAACCCGGATTTGATTACCAATTTCGATTTGAGCGAGATTGCATCCATCCAATCAGCATAAGGAGGTAGGATATGAAAGTAAAGGTTATATCAGTTTTCCGCGACAAGTTCACCGGAAAGTATTATACTCCCGGCGAAGTGATTGAAGTCGGCGAGGAAGCTCGTGTGCTGGATATGGAAAGCCGCAGGCTTGCCGAACGGGTTGAAGCAAAACTTCCCGAAGTGAAAGCTCCTGAAGAAAAGAAGGAGGTGAAAATCTCCCTCTTTGAAAATAAGTTCGAGAAAAAGACTTTGGCTGACGCTTTGAAGTCCATCGGCGTGCAGGCTTCCGGTAACATGAAAGAGGAAACTCTTTTGGGTAAGGTTGCAGAGCTGGACGAAGAAATGACTTCCAAACTAAAAGGAGCATTAGGAATTGAGTAAACGGACAGGGTAGTTCACCCTACCTTTCCATTGTATAATTTAATAAATCGGTAAAAAATGAAGAATTTTATTTTTGCCATGTGTGGCTTTTTGATGATGTCTTTGGTTTCGTTGGGCGTACAGGCATCAAGTGTGGAATCTCCCAAGTGTGAATACGTGAATCCATCGGTTGATGTTGGTTTACCCGATATTCAGTTTGTCACTTTTGAAGCATCTCCTGTTGATTGTGTTGTGCTGACCATGCCACAGATTATGTTCTTGGTTGCAAATAATCCAGCTATGATGTGTTCGATGAAAGAGGAAACGGCTATTCAAGGAAAACAAATTTCAGTCCCTAAATGTCCGTTCCGATACGTGTTCAAGTCGAAATATTTGACCCATTACAGCTATACCGCATATAGTAAACTGATTACACCCTGCTAACATGACGGTAAACGAATACATATCACAGAAGTTCCAGTCTTTCGGCATTAACTTGTCGGAAGCTGACCTTTTCTATATGTGTCTGAACACGAAGATAAGCGGAGAGGATGAGATGAGCGAGGATTACTACGGTCGTGTCTCCGTGGCGATTGCGAAGTTTATCCCCTCTCTATTGCTTCGTGCTACTTCAATCAGTGAAAGTGGTTTCTCGATGTCTTGGAACATTCAAGGTATCAAGGACTATTATTCATGGCTGTGCAAGCAGTACGGATTGAAAGACGAGTTAAGTAACAAACCCAAAGTAACCTTCTTATGATATTCGCTCCCCACATATTGCAGGTAAAGGTTATCACCCCTATGGAAAAGGACGAGTTTGGCAGACCCATTCCCGGAACTGGCGATGAAAGCTGGCAGGATGTATGTAAGTGCCGTTGTGATGATAACACAACCAAAGAGTTTTCATCCGATAATGGCTCTGTGTATCGTCCTAACTATCATGTGGTGTGTGAGAAGAGAATCACCATTAAGACAGGTGATGCAGTCCGCTGCATGGACGGTGAAAATATGAGAGGTCAAGGCGAGGTTTACACGGTGAAGAGTACGAACCACTTTAACTATTCGGAGTTATGGATGTAGATTTCGATTTCTCAGATGTCGACTCCTTTTTCGATGAAGGAGAATGGGAGGTCGAAAAGAAGATGATTGATGTGGGGGATGAAGCCGTGAAGTACGCAGAGGAACATGGGGATTATCAAGACCATACACTCACTTTGAGAACGTCCAATGATTACGATGTCGATAAAGACGGTTTGACATTGAAAAACGAAGCGGAATACGCATCATTCGTAGAATCTAAAGGGTATGATGTTTTGAGTAGTGCTGCTTTATATGCGGAGAAACGATTAAAAGAAGAATTTGAAAAATGAAAAAGTACATTGGAACAAAACAGATTGAAGCAGAACCTATGACATTGGGTGAAGCTTGCAGTAAAGGCTTGGTAAAAAGTGAAATAGAAGAGAATGAGTCTTATAAACTAGGATATCACACTCGTACTGAATATGGCTATGAAAGTTGGTCACCCAAAGAACTGTTTGAAGAATCATATCGAGAAGTCAAGGAAGAAATTCCTATCTGTTTCGGTGATGCTATAGAAGTTTTGAAACAAGGTGGCGCTATCCGTAGAAAGGGCTGGAACGGGAAAGGATTAATGGTATTCAAACAGGTTCCAGCTCATATAGAGAGTGATGTTATTCCAAAGATGCAATCTCTTCCGCAATCAGCAAAAGACCTTATTCTGAAAGGCAAAGGTTTCATTGACTATACGAGTCAATGCCTTATTTACAACGAGAACACCGGGCGTGCTGATTCATGGGTTCCGTCTATTAGCGATGTATTTGCCGAAGATTGGGAGATTGTAGAGTGATAGTAACTACCGACATAGGAAACATTCTCTACCGGGATTGTAAAGCTTTCGGGATAGATATAGTACCGGACGGGGAAACTCTGAAAGGTGAATTAAAGTCCGAAAGAATCGTTATCCACACGAAGAAACAACAGCCGGGAAAGTATTGGAAAAAATCTTTCGTAGAAGTGAATCTATGTGTACCCGATTTGAGTGAGAATGAGGCAAACACCATACGCCTTAACGAGCTTGAAAGGCAAGCTGTGAAACTATTTGACGATGTAGTAAGTACCTATGACGGTACAACCTATCGTTACTCTATCGAATCAATTGGCACGGAAGCGGATACAGCTTTGAAATGTCATTATGTGAATGTAAGAATTTTATTTGAAGTAATAAATGTAAAATTATAAGATTATGATTTCAGCAGTAGGAATAAAAAGAATCTTGTTTGCCGATATTGATAAGGTAACGGCAGACATTACCCCCGAAATCGCAAAGACTTTGATTCAAGCCGCTATCAAAGCGAAAGATGAGGTTTTGAACGTACATGGGGAAACGTGGCAGATTGAGGAAACGGAAGCCTCTGTCACCGGGTACAAGAACCAATTAACAGGAAAGAATTACCGTTACGATGATGTGCCGGGAGAAGTATCACCCACTTTCTCTATCGGACAATATGACTGGAAGACAAAGAAAGCGTTCATGGGGGGCGATGTTATTCAGGCAACATCTAAAGATGTGGGTTGGAAGCGTGCTTTGGATAAAGTGGTCATTAACAAAGCATTGTTCTGTCTGACCGATGATGATGTCTGGTTCATCTTCCCAAAATGCCGTATTGTTTCCCGTGAAGCCAATACGGATAAGGCAATTGCAATCGCTGTAAAAGGCTTGGTGCAGGAACCGGGAATTGAAGGTGTATCTTCTGAATATAACTATGAAGAAGGGCAGATTAAAGCTTTGCAGGCATGAACTACAGTAACCATTGTACCTACTCCTTCCGATGCAACCGTAAAGCTGGACGGTGTAACGGTCAAGTCAAAGCAGGTGAATGCTGGGGCTACCGTTCACTATGAAGTGTCGAAAGTGGGGTACGTCACTCAGTCAGGAGATATTAAAACCACTCCTTCTGAAGTTGATACCACTCTTAAAAAAGAGATAACATTGGTAAAAGCACAAGAGTGATAACCGGGGGATGGATATATACCATTCCCCCTTTTAGTTTAAGAATATGAATCAAGCAGCAAAAACAGTTTCTGATGCTTTGTTAGGGCTGGATTTCATGAATGTGGAGATAGGAGGGATGGTTTATACCATTAAACCTCCTACAATTAAAATTATCTGTCGTGCCATTCATCATTTTTCCAATATCGCCCTGCGAGGAGATAATATCATGGAGGCTATTAAAGAGCTTCCTGAAGCTACTGAAGATATGCTGAAAGGTATTTCATGCTTCATCTGCGGGAATGATAGTTTGGTCAAAGAATTGGAGAACGGCACTTTTGAAGAAGTCAAAGATGCCTTGGAAGTCTGTTTCTCTATGATGGATATTTCGGCTTTTCAGTGTGTCAGCTCGATGAGGAACGTGTCGATGCTGGCAGCAAGACCGAAACAGTAGGAAACACAACGTTCTTCGGGCAGATAGCCCATTTGATTGACACGCTTCATTTGAGTTATACAGAAGTGTTTGAGGTTATCCCTTATAGGAATCTGTTGATGATGCAACGGGATAAACTTCATACCGTAAGTGGTCAAAAGGTGAATAGAATCAGCGGTAAGGAATTAGCTAATCGTAGGAAAAAGAAATAGATATGGCGAAATTATATTTTAAGGTAGGTAGCGACTGGGAAGAAGTTGTAAGGCTCCGTAATGAAATTGCAAAGTTAAAACAAGAGTTAATGAGCATGGATGGCACGCAATCTCCTGCTGCTTTCAAGGCTTTAAATGTTCAACTTGCTGCATCTAATCAACGAATGGATGAACTGGTTAATGAAGCCGCCAAAGCTGGTGCGGTCATGGAGAGTAGCTTCAAGAAGAAGATTTTCGATGCCTCGCAAACCGTAAACGGATTCACAGAAAAGATCATTGCTCAAAAAGCGGTTGTTAAGGATATTGAAACCGATGTAAAACGTCTTGGTGATGCCTATCGTATCACATTAAAACGAAATCCTCTTGCTGCAAGTGGGAAGTTGGAAGAATATAACGCTGCCCGAAAGGCTTTAGATGAAGAAAAGGCGGCTTTATTTGGATTAACCCAGCAACAGGCAGAAGCACGTCTTTCCGTAAAGAAACTTCGGGATGAATACGCCCTTTACAAGGATGACGCAAAAGAGGTTGTAGAAACTAATAATGGTATTGCTATTTCTTGGAAGAAAGCCTTGGCGGTTATCGGTGGCGCTGGTGTACTGAAAGCATTAGGTTCTGAAATGATTCGTGTACGTGGCGAGTTCCAAGCTGCTGACACTGCTATTGGAACTTTATTGGGAAACAAAGAGAAAGCCAATGCCCTCATGTCACAAGTTCGTGAGTTCGCTAAAATTTCCCCGCTTGAGTTTTCTGATGTAACAGCAGCTACGCAGATGATGCTTGGTTTCAACATTGAAGCCGAGAAAGTTCCCCGTTATCTACAAGCTATTGGCGATGTTTCTATGGGGAACACACAAAAGTTTAATTCTATGACTTTGGCATTCTCTCAGATGTCCGCTGCCGGTAAACTGATGGGTCAAGACCTCAATCAGATGATTAATGCAGGATTCAATCCTCTGCAAATCATGTCTGAAAAGACCGGTAAGTCTATCGCTACCCTCAAAGATGAGATGTCTAAAGGGGCTATTTCCGCAGAAATGGTTCAGCAGGCATTTATAGATGCTACTTCCGCCGGTGGTCGATTCTATCAGATGTCCGAAAACGCTTCAAAAGAGATAAACGGTCAGTTTTCTATGATGCAGGATGCGATGGATAGTGTTCTCAACGAGTTAGGTGAGAAATCGGAAGGTGTAATTATGGACGGCATTCAAATGACTACTTCTTTGATTGAAAACTACGAAACAGTCGGCAAGATACTTGCTGGATTAGTAGTTACTTATGGCGCATATCGTACTGCTGTGATGCTTACTACTATCGCAACGAGCAAACACACGATAGCCGAGATAGCCCTTACTAATGCCCGTGTACTGGCACGGAAAGCACAAATGGCTCTCAATGCGGCAATGCTTACCAATCCTTATGTTTTGCTGGCGACTGCCGTTGTAGGGCTTGGTGCGGCCATGTGGACTTTCCATGATTCCGCAACCGAAGCCGAAAAAGCACAGAGAAGGTTTAACGAACAGCAAGAAGAAGCTAAAAAACAAGAGGAAGAACACAAGCAGAAAATTGATTTCCTTGTACAGAGTTCCCGTGACATGGCTTTGTCTGATTTACAAAGAGGACAGAGCTTGGCGGAGTTGAGAAAAGAATACCCAAAGATATTCGCTCAATACGACATTGAAACCATTAAACTTGCTGATATACTCAAATTAAAGCAGCAGATTGCAGAGGAAGATGCAAAACGTGCCGGAGAAAAACAAGCCAAAGAATTTTCTAATATTGAATCTGAAATCAAATATTACGAAAATTTACTAAAATCTCTTTCCGGCCAGCAAGGTGTTGATGGATATGTGAAGAAGATGAAAGAATTGCGTGCTATGCGTGACGTTATGTTACAAGACAAGGGGAAAGGCATTTCAGAGCAATTCATATCCAATTTGAACAATGTTGATGTAAAGGAATTTGACCGATATATTTCCGAACTTGAAAGGAGAATCAAAGGAAAGGGTGATAATGGAACCATCAAACTCCGTTTGCCTATTGATGTAGAGGGAACTTTGTCAGATGAAGCAATCTATAATGTCAAAGACATAAAAACACTCATAGATACTGCAAAATCTGCCAAGCAAACCCGTATTGATTCAGAGAAAAACAAAACTACTTACAAACAAGACTACGATAAAGCCAAGAAAGAGTGGGAAGATGCCAAAAAGAAACTCTCTGAAATAGAAAAGGACAAATCCAAGTTTACCTCAAAGCAGTATGAAGAAGCTAAGAAACGGGTAGAAACAACTGAAAAATCCTATAAAAATTTAGGTGGTATCACTGGTAGTTCTTTAACCAAGCAGGAAAAAGCTGCTGAAAAGCAAAAAAAAGAACAAAAAAAGACAGCCGAACAACTTCTTTCACTTCGCCGTCAGAACCAACAGGATGAAATCAACCTGATGAGAGAAGGCACAGAAAAGAAGTTGGAACAGATTGACCTTGATTATCAGAAACAGATTGATGCGATAAGAAAACAGGAGGAAGAATGGAGCAAAGCTGGTAACGGTAAGCTGACCGACAAGCAGGCACAGGAAATCTCGGAAGCTTATGCCAATGCCGAAAGTATGAGGGATAAAGATATTTCCGATGTAACTGAAGGACAGCTGAAAGCCGAACAACAGGCTTTGAACGACTACTTGAAAGAATATGGCACGTTCCAGCAGCAGAAATTGGCTATCGCCCAAGAGTATGCGGAAAAAATAAGGAAAGCACAGGAAGAAAACGGTGTTAATAGTGCACAAGTAAAGTTACTGGAGAAACAACGTGATGTTGCCATACAGAACAAGGAAACAGAAGCCATAAAAGCCAATATAGATTGGGTTACTGTGTTCGGTGAGTTTGGTTCCATGTTTTCCGACATGGTAAAGCCTGCCTTGGACGAAGCTAAAAAATACATCCAAACCGACGAGTTCAAAAACTCCGATCAGGCAAGTCAGAAATCATTGATTGACGCCATCAGCCAGATGGAAAAGTCTTTGGGTGGTGCAGGTGGGGTGAATTTCAAGAAACTGGGGGAGGATGTAAAAGCCTATCATACAGCCGAACAAAACCGTATCAATGCCATAGAGATTGAAACAGCCGCTTTGGAAAAACTAAAGAAATCACAGGATGATTACGCCAAAGCACAGAAGAGTGGAACAGAAGAAGAAAAGCAGGTTACAGCGAATGCCCTTGATATAGCACGACAGAATGCTGACATTGCATCCGCCAATGTAAAGACACAGACGGATATCGCCAATCAGGCCCAGCGTAATGTGACTGATACCGCCACCAGACTGAAAGCAAGCATGGAAAATTTGTTGGGAGGCTTGCAGCAGATTTCATCCGGTGGATTATATAACGCGTATAGCGGAATTATCAAAACCGTGAACGGATTCAAGGATGTCATAGGAAAAACGTCAGAATCTCTTAAGGAGGTCCCCATTGTCGGATGGATTCTGTCCATCATTGACGTACTCAAAGACGGATTGAGTGATCTTGTCGGTGGTCTGCTTGATGCTGTTCTGAACGCGGTCAGTGGAATTATCGGTGATGTCTTGTCAGGGGATTTGTTTGTCACAATCGGCAGGTCATTGAGGGACGGCATAGGAAACATCCTGAACGCGATCTCATTCGGAGGCTTCAACTCCCTGTTTGGAATAGGTGGAAACGCCAAGGAAGTACAGGAAACGATAGACAGGCTGACGAACAGGAATGAAACTTTGCAAACGGCCATCGAGGATCTGACTGACGAGATGAAGGCAAGCAGGGGAATGAAATCGGTTGAATCTTACAAGGAAGCTGTAAAATATCAGGAGGAAGTCAATAAAAACTATCTGCAAATAGCAAAGGAGCAAGCCGGATATCATAAGAGCCACGGCAGTTGGCAGCATTATCTGAAATGGACGGATGAAATGCTGGAACACGCAAGAAAAGCTACCGGTATGCAGGATTTCTCCGGCACTGATTCCTTGTGGAATCTGACCCCCGAACAGATGAAGGCTCTACGGTCGGACGTATGGTTATGGGATATCATGGAATCTTCCGGTAAGGGAGGTTACGGTGAGCGTGTTACCGACAAGCTGGATGATTATATAGAGCAGGCAGGAAAACTGGAAGAACTGACCGACAGTCTTTATGAGGGCTTGATCGGAATGTCATTCGATTCCATGTATGACAGTTTTGTAAGCAGTCTGATGGATATGGAGAAGAGTGCGGAGGATTTTGCTGATGACATATCCAAATATTTCATGCAAGCGATGCTGTCAAATGCCATCGGTGAACGGTTTAGTGACAAACTGAGGGCATGGTATGATAAATTCGGTGAAGCCATGAAGGATGATGGTACGCTTGACAATAATGAGCGTAAGGAGCTGATGGATGAATACATGGGTTATGTGGACGAAGCCATGAAGCTCCGTGACGAACTTGCCGCAGCAACCGGATATGATAAGATTTCGCAAGAATCAACATCCCAGTTAGCTTCATCCAAAGGTTTTCAGGAAATGAGTCAAGATACTGGCGAAGAGTTGAACGGTAGGTTTACAGCATTGCAGATTGCAGGAGAAGAAATAAAGAATCAGAATATTATTCAATCTCAATCACTTAATCTACTAACAGTAAAAGCAGATGCTCTACTTTCCATAGATACGGAAACAAGAAATATTGCTGATGATACGCGGGATTTGATAGCGCAATCCTATCTTGAATTGGTACAGATTTCAGAAAATACAGGGGCAATCGTCAAACCTATTCAACAGATGCAAAGAGATATAGCAGAAGTTAAAAAGAATACAGCAAAATTATAGTCTATGGATGAATTATTAATTAATGGCGAAAACGCTTATACAACATGGGGTGTGAGAATGGGAGAGGGGTTTCTTGATGTTATTGGGGCATCCGCTCCCATGAAGGATTTTATTGAGAACAAAAGCCGACTTGAACATGGGAAGCGGGTAATAATCAATAATCCGAAAGTCGATGAGAGGGAAATAACACTTTCTTTTACAATTGAAGGAAATTCCCAATCTGATTATCAAGCAAAGAAAAAAGCTTTCTTCGATGAACTTTATAAGGGCAAGGTTGATATTCAAGTCTCGGCTAATAGTAGCGAGATTTATCATCTGGTTTATCTCGGTAAAAGTATCACTTACGCACAGAGTTTAGACCGAACTTTCGGAAAAATTTCAGCCAAGTTCAATGAGCCGAATCCGGCAAACAGAAGCTAATTCACGACATTGGTTTTATTGTCGTGTATGTGAGTGCTCAAAATTGGGCACTCTTTTTTTTATCCCCGAACTTTGAAGACATGGAACAAATCGACATCAAAGACATATCCGGTGCTATCCAGCTTACAACTTTGATCAATGAAGGCTGCAAGCGTAAGTTCACTCTGATGAAGGAGGACTACATCATGTTAAAGTTCTCCTTGGATAATCCCATATATTTCAAACTTGGCTCATACGTGGAGTGTGACTTCGGATTGTTCGAGGTGTGCGACTTGCAGAAGCCCGCATTCAACACCAATACCGTCGGCTACGACTATGAGCTTCAGCTTGATGCCTATTATTGGAAATGGAAAAACAAAATCTTCAAATATACCCCGGAGACGGCCGGACAGGAGGCGTCCTGGAACCTGACTGCCCCGCTTGACGTACAAGCCGGTATAGTCCTGAGAAATTTAAAGGCTCTTGGTTACACATACAAAGGACAGGATTTTGTTTTCTCCATTGACAGTACGGTAGAGAACAAATCACAACTGATGTCTTATGAGAACATCAACATTTTGGATGCCTGTTTCTCCATGGCGAAAAAATGGGATTGCGAGTGCTGGATAACCGAGAATATAATCCATTTCGGGCGTTGTGAGTTTGGCGACGCGGTGGACTTCGAGATCGAGAAAAACGTGCAGGAAATGCCACGATCTGAATCCCGGTCCACCTATGCGACAAGAATCTATGCTTTCGGCTCGACAAAGAACATCCCTTCTAACTACCGTCCGGTTGATGAGACCGTGGTTGTGAACGGTGTGGTGCAGCGCAGGCTGATGTTACCCGAAGGAACCCCGTACATAGACGCTTATCCCAATATGACCACCGAGGAAGCCATTGAACAGGTGGTTATCTTCGATGAAGTCTATCCCCGAAGAACGGGCACCATGTCGGATGTTACTACCATCGAGGTGACGGACAAGGTGGAGAATGAGGACGGCACAACCACTGAGGAAAAATGGAATGCCTACCGTTTCAGGGATACAGGTGTTAACTTTTCCGAGAAATATATCCTCCCCGGTCAGGAGCTGAGGATACGTTTCGCGTCCGGGCTTCTCAACGGTCTGGAGTTCGCCGTGAAGTTCAATCCTGAGGGAAAGCCGGAGAAGCTGGAGGATGGCGGATGGAACCCTGAGGCACAGCTTTGGGAGATAGTCAGGAATGAGGACTACGGCAGACCGCTTCCCGGCGATGTGCTCTTTCCCCAGGATGGAGATGAATATGTACTATCCGGCTGGGACAGCACGAAAATAACCGAACTGGGGCTTGTGGGTGCTGCAGAACAGGAACTGAAGGTCAAGACGGAAAAATACGCTTCCAAATCAAAGGTTGACCCGAGTACTTACGACTGCACGATGATGTCCGGTGACGCATACCGCGAGGACGGCATTCATAACCTCTACAGCATTGGTCAAAAGGTTAATCTTATTAACAAAGCCTATTTCGATAACGGAAGGCAGTCAAGGATTATCGGTTTTGAATTTAACTTGGATTTCCCGTTTGATTCGCCTGTCTATACCGTTGGTGAGACGGCTGCCTATTCCCGTATCGGCGAGCTGGAGGAGAAGGTTGAGAGCCTTACTCTGAAAGGACAGACCTATACGGGCGGTGGTGGCAGCGGCGTGTATGTGATAAGAAGGAATGACTCTACACCGGCCACGGATAGTAACGTGTATTCCGCATTGCGCTCCTTAGTAATGTTCCTTCGTAAGGATCAAGCGGACGGAACAAATTTCTTATTGAAGTTCGGCAATTTCATCGACTCCATGATTGCCGGTAAAGGTGCCGGTATCTATCCCGACGGGCGCGGTCAGTTCGAGCGTCTTGAGGTACGCGGCTCCGCAGTGTTCAAGGAAATCATCTATAACCGTCTGAACGCGCAGGAAGGCGACACCTCATATTCCGAGAACGGAGTCATTGAGTCCGTGGCTTTGGAGAGCGACGGAACTTATACCCTGAAATTGCGCAAGCGCTGGGAGAATGACTTCACCGCATTCCAGGAGGGTGATATAGTGTACGGGATTGTAAACAACCTCTTTTCAACGGGGGAGTATTACGCCTCGTGGATGCGCGTGCTGTCCAAGAATGTCCCGGCCAACTCCATCTCGGTGTTGTCATACCCGGACAGTGAGGTGCCGGGCGGTAAAAACTATCCTCCCACAGAGTTGACGATCATTACCAGAAGAGGAAACGCCTTCAATGAGGACAGGCAAAGCTACTGGTATTTGTCCGCCACCACGGATAAATGTCTTGTCTGGCTGGAAGGAGTAACGAAACCTGTCCTGGAACAGAACAACTATTACATGATATTGGGGCGTTTGCCCAATTTGGATTTGTTTGACAATCTCCCCGTCAACTATAAGCACTCGTACATATTCGCCCGTGCCGGCATCTTCGGTGAACTTTACCGGGTGGACTGGCAGGGACTGCCCGTACAGGAACTGGTGGACCGTGGCTTTTGGTCGGCCGAAGTCGCGTCCTCTGACAATCCTTACACCAATACGCAGGAGCGGGCGGACACGGTTTGGCACTACGGCTGCAAATGGAAGTGCCTGATGACGGGAACAGCCGACGAACCGCAATATGCGGCGGCCGGATGGGCGATGCTGGAAGGGAACCCGGAATTTACGATAGAGATCGGCAGCACAAAGGGGTGGTATTTTGATATCGAGACTTTTTCCACAACGCTATATATTACCGGCAAGCTGTACAACCGTGACGTGACAGATCATATACTTGACGCTGATGTGAGCTGGACGCGTGATACCGGGAATGTATCAGAAGATAACGCATGGGCGGTGAAGCGTGCCGGCGCCGGGAAAAATCTTCCTCTGACGATAGATGATCTCGGACCGAATTATACCAACATGCGGGTGTGTACGTTTAAAGCACAGGCGTTATTGCGTGACGGGCAGCAGTTTGAAGTGGCGGAGAATTTTGTAACATTTTAAAATGGTTTTATACAATGGCAACAAAGCAACGAAAAATAGAAATCAACTACCGGCTGTTACAAACCAGTTGTAACATCGAGGTGGTGGGCAGCGTGCCGGACATGCAGGTCTACCAGGCTGACAAGGCTGAATACACTCCGGACTATACGCTGACACCGCTGGTCCTGTTTCCGCGGTGCAACGCCACGGACCCGGAAGCGGTGACTAAGATCGGGGCGGTCAACTCCAGGCTGACCAACATGAAGTGGTACGAGCGCATCGGATCCACACGCACGCTTATCACGTCGACAAACACAGACTACAGCATTACGGAGTCCGGTGACAGCAAGGGACAGATCACAATGAAAAGAAATGTCGCCGTCCTAAAACCCGTCACGCTGGAGTTTTACGCGGAATATGCCGACACACGTACCGGACAGCTGTTCACTTTTCAAATGAGCCGGGTGATCCGCACCATTGACGGTACGGATGCCATCCCCGTGTTGACGATAGACAGCCCGTCCACGCTGGACTGGAACCCGGTGCGTGACATCACCGCACAGACCATCACGGCCAAACTGATGGTAGGCGACACGGACGTGACGGCTACGGGCAAATGCAGGTTCTTCTGGTACCGTCTGTTGTCTACGGGAGCGCTGGAGGAGATAACCACAGGAGCGGGTGACAACGACTGGGAGTTTGTATCACTGAACAAGAATGTATACAAGATTGACCGCAATTATATAGGCGATGACATCACGATTGTCTGCAAGGCCACCTATGCGGCTTCCGGAACTCCGGCATCAACCCCGGGCGCATCGGACCCGGCAGTCTCTACGGTGATACGCCGCAGGATTCCGAAGATTGAAGCCGACTGGGAGGGCGTACCTGCGGGTGTTCCGGGCGGGACTTACGCCATCTTTCCCAAGCCCGTCATTCGGGATACCATGGGGGTTATCCCGAATCCATCCGCCATGTTTAACTGTCACTGGTACGTCAAGAAGAGCGGAGATTCCGGATATACCAAGGTTGCCGGCGGATATTCTCCCAAGATACCTTTCAGCAACGGCATGATGTTAAAGCTGGAAGTGGAGGACAGAGGCCCTTACGTGGCGCTGACACAAGGCGGCAAGGTGCTCACGCAGGGGGGCAAGGCGGTAGTAGCAAGAAAATTTGGATAACATTAAAAATAATAGTAGTATGGCATTTTACATTAAAGTAACGAAGGAGGTTGCAGACCGGTTGCATCTGACCGGTATCCGCAACAGGACAGCGGATGGCAATGTATTATTGTGGCAGGCGGACGTGGCACGTTTCCCCGGCGACACTGTATTTGAGAGAGCCAAGGAAGTGGGCGGCATCTGTCTGACCCCGCAGGCGGCGAAAGAAGAGATAGACGGTACGGACCATCCCGTCGAAGTATTCACACCGGCCTCTTGGGGAGAGAGCTCCGAAGGCACGGATAGTACGGAAACAACCGGGGAAGGAGGAGCGTCATGAGTTTGGCCAGCGCGACCGGACAGGTCATATTTTCGCAAAAGGGTGGCGTTTATATGCCGTCGATCCAGTGTAACCAGGGAGATCTGTATCAGGAGTATATGGGCGAAGCGTCCGCACCGACGAACATCGCACCGGACTTCGCTTCGCTCAAGCCCGTCTTGTCCTTCATTCTCACCTCTTCGCGGGCGGCGGAAGGGCTGGTGGTCCCTTCCTCCATGAAATGGTATTTCAATGATGTCGAGATCAAGTTCTCGGGCAATGTCTCCACCAACACGTTTGGCGGTGAGACGGGACATTTCAAGTTTATCCCTTACCAGTCCGGTACGACGGATTACTACGGATTGCAGATCGTCAAGAACCTGGTCAAGGCGAGCGGAGCGGCCTCTTGTACCATCAAGGGTGAAGCTACCGTGACGATAGGGAATACCAGCGACACCGTCCAGTTCGTCTATAGCATCCCCATCACCAAGGGGGTCGGGAACCAGAAGCATGTGACGATCGTTGCCGGTGACAACAAGTATTTTACCCTTCGGGACAAAGGGCAGAGCTGTATTCTGAAAGCCGTAGCGCGTATGGGCAGTGACGAGATCACTACAGGCTTGACCTACAAGTGGTACAACCAGGTCAACGGTGCGTGGAGCGTGCTGAGCGGAAAGACCACGCAGACATTGACCGTCACCAACGATATGGTTGACACGACAGGGGTGTTCAAGGTGGAGGTGTACCAGGGCGGCAAGCTCATCGGTCAGGACACGCAGTCCGTAATGGATGCGTCCGATCCGTTTGATTTGATCCTGAATCCCACGCCCGAGGACGAGACCATCCGGGAAAGCGGCGACACGGTGGTCTATAAGCCCATTCTGGTCAAGCGTGGGAGCACCACCAAGTACAAGGACATGACTTTCTATTTCGTGTTCATGGACAGTGCCGGGGTGATCCTTAACCCGTCCACCTCCGGTACGGCAGCCACTTCCGGCACGTGTACTTGGGACATGTGCCAGCAGGCAGGAGGCAACGTGGCATGGACCATCACAACCAAGGAGTAAGGAGGTGATATGCCGTTGGTGACAAGAACCGGACAGGTCAGTTTTGCTCCCAAAGGTGACAAGGGAGATAAGGGAGCGCGTATGCGTATGCGTGTATGGGAGGCGTCTGTGTCTTACCTGGAAGGCAAGCAAGGGCAGCTGTTTTACGACATAGTGCTGTATGACAACCTGCTGTACCTGTGCATCTGTTCGCATACGTCGGTATCGACGGAAACCCCCAAACAGAATGTGGCTTCGGGAAAAATAAAATACTGGGAGGTAGCACAGAGCTGGACTTTTATCGCCACCAAGCTGTTGCTGACCGAGAAGATCAAGGCGTCCATGATTGATGCGGACGGTATCAGAGCGGTCAACGTGGATATCAGCGGAAAAATCACGGCGGATAGCGGACGTATCGGTCCGTTTTCCATAGATTCCGGCATGTTGTCCTCAAAAACTCTTTATGAGGGAACGGATTCCTATGTCGGTTTCAAGTTATCCGCCGGGCAGATTGAGTTTTATAACGACAGGACGTTCGCAAGCGTAAAACTCGGGGGAAACACGCAGTTTGTCACAATCGAAGGGATTAAGTATGATGCCGGAATTGACATACAGAGTCCGAACGCCATGCTCGGGATGCATATCAAGACCCCGAGCATTCCCCTGTTCGTGGAGGGAGGTAACATTTTCCTTCATCCGGACAATGACAGTTATGTTTCTCTCCGTGGCATAGTGGGCAACTGGAGGAACATATCCGTCAGCACCTCCCTGAATAACAATGATGACAATGTGATGTTTATTAATACGGGTAACATAACGGTGACGCTTCCTCCGAATGTTCCCGGACATACCATATACTTCAAACGTATGAGCGGCGGGGTAAGACTGACAGGAGGGCGCATCCTGCCTGCCCCTGGAGGAAAAGAGGCGTCCTATATGGATTTGGATTATTCATCCGGATTCATTAAATGTATGGGCAATTATTGGGTTATGTTTTATTGCGGATAACAGTATTTAATTAAGAATATTATGAAAGTTGATTTTACAAAATTTCCCCTGTTCACGGGGATAGACAGACAGGATATGGTGATAGCGGATATCCGTAAGGATATCGCTGACGGCATTTACAGGAACGTGCCCGGTCTTCCGGCGCACGTGCTTGCGGAGAAGATCTATCGGAACGAGCTTGTGGAGCTTGCCGATGACGAGATTCATATACTTGACCTCTACACTTCCGCTTCGGTGGGGCAGCTTGCCGACTCATGGCAGGATTATAAGAAAAACAATTTGGAAACTGGTAAATAAAAAATATTATGGAAAAGATGGAATTAAGTGAGGCGTTGAAAGCCAATGCCTCAGTACTGGAAGGACTATTAGGGATAAATGATACATGGTACAGAAGGAGATCTGGTAGTA